CACTTGTCAGTCCCTTTGAACTTTGCAAATATACTGTCGTGTTCTTCTGGCATTGCTTCTTCAGTGGAAATCCATCTGTCTTTCTTGATTTCATCCGCAAGTGCCGATAAAGTCTGTTCACAGCTAGAAGCAATCTTCAAGGCAAGCTTTTCATGTTCACTTTTGGGTGCAAATATATCGCACTCATCTATGTACTTCTGGCAAAGTGCGGCTTCTTCTTTAACTTCTTTTAAATATTTTTTCAATTCCTGCCTCCTTTATTTGGTTTTGTTTTTTACAAATTCCCGATATTTTCTGGTATAGTCGTAGTTTTCACTGAATGTGCCTATAGCTGCTTTAAAAAGCTTAGGCTCGTATTTCTCAATTGCCAAAAGCTCTTCTTCAAAATTCCTTCCAAAAGGACACCCAGAGCAGCCGGTTCTTTTTAGGCCGTACTCTGAATAGCATTTGCTGTGCACAATACCATAATTTTTCTCATATTCCGCCTTGTCTTTATTTGTGTACCCGAAAGCGGTCTATAGTCATCACAACCAGCCTTTGTATTAGTACTAAAGCAAGATGTTATTGACATTTTTATACCTCTGCCATAGTTTTTTCTTTAAAATAATCCTCGTTGCTTACGAATTTATCAATCTTTCCATCCTTGAAAAGTACAAATTCTGCCAGAAAGTGATCGCTGTTTTGAATCATTGAGCATTCAATGCATTCCCCGGTCTCCTCATCGTATTTTTCAAACCAGTTCTCCACTCCATCATCACAGGTAGTATTTTTAAAAACAAAATACGGATACTCTTTTTCATCAATAGACCTAATGTTACTCGCAATTTCCGAAAAACGTTTAATGATATTCTCTGGTTTTGAAGCTTCCAGATATTGGATATTCTGCTCCATAAACTTAATAATTGAATCCGCTATTAAGTCTTTGTCATTGGTAGGAAAAATGCTCTGATTAGAAAGTTCCCAACATACTCTATCTGGTGTATTATCACAATTATTAACCTTTTCATTTGTTTTTGACCATACTTTGGGGCCATAATGCGGTTCAATAATCATTAACTTATATCCATACGGAGTCTCGATGTAGTCTGGGATATATTTATTCGGCAGCATTTCCCATATATTGGGAGAGAAAAGCCATGAATTTGGATATTCAAAAAGCACTGTTCCCGTATAATCACTCCTTATTCCATACATTTTACTTCTGCTCATATCTTCCTCCTACTTAACCAACGCTAATGCTTGTTTTGCAAGCTTGTCAGCATAGTCATTATACTTGTCGCCAGAATGCGCTTTGATCTTCTCAAAGGTGATTTGAACTTTTTGCACAGCCTCTCTTACAAATTTTACATATGACTTTGTTGCTTCTTTGCTTGCACTCCATTTTCCAAGTGGCCAGTTTGCTATTCCATCATAATCATAACGTATAATAAGTCGCTTCTTATTGTTTTTGATGGCATACTCTATCGCAGCTCTAGCGCCCATGATCTCACCTGCAACGTTTCGCATACTGCGAAGGCTAGAATCAGAAAAGCTCTTATTGAAGGTCTTTTCCTCTCCATTTTCCAATATTACCATGCCATAGGAGAAGCACTGGGTAGACTGATCGTAGCTTCCATCGACATAGGCGACCAAATCAGTAATCTCAATGGGCATTCGGTCATAAACTGATGTAATTTGTTCGTTAATCGCTTTCAAATATTTCTCCTCCTTCCGCTTGATTTTCTTCCCTATTCCTCTTCTGAGCTTGATTCTGTCCCCCGGTGAATGCTTTTATCAATTTCTTCATCGGTTCGCACAACAACAAGTGGAATCTCTTTTGAAATGTTCTCTATAAGTTTCTCAAATGCAGCCTTGGCATTTTCTGCGTTCGTATAATCACCAAGCGGTTCTCTTGAGGCTGCAGTAGAATCCAATAGTATTTCAGTTTTTGAAATTCGGCTAATATAAATGTCAACTACATTGTCCCAGTTGTAAAAGACGTTTCTATCCTGTCTTACAATAATCATCTCAAACCTCTCCCTTCTTTTTTAGTTAAACGGTAGTCCTTCATCTTCTACACCGTCTGGGATGTTCATAAATCCGCTTGCAACTGCGCTTGCCGGCTCTGGTCTGGACTGAGACATTGCTGGTCTGTAACCGCCATTGTCTGAACCTGCACTTGCTGACTTGCTCTCTGCAAACTCCTGATCCTCAACAATCACATCTGTCGTATAAACTTTCTGGCCATCCTTATTGGTATAGCTGCCGGTCTGAATGCATCCGGTAACCACTAGCTTTGTTCCCTGATGAAAATATTTCTCAGCAAACTCTGCTGAACGGTCAAATGCTACACACTGAATAAAGTCAGCTGTCTGCTCACCATTGGATGTATTTGCGCGTCCTCTGCGATCTACGGCCAGTGTATATCTTGCAATAGCCATCTGGCGTTCTCCCTGTGAGTAACGAACTTCTGGGTCTCGGGTAAGTCTTCCCATTAAAATTACTTTGTTCATACTAAGCCTCTTTCTTTAAAGTTTTATTCTTTTCTTTCTCGTTCCTAGTTCCCTCTGCCTTGTAAGAGTATACATAAGCTCTTCCTCTGGTCTTATTTCCTGCTTAATCTTCAGTTTAAGCATTGTTCGCATAGCTTTGAGAAAATCTTTTCGCTCTTTTTCTGTCATGCCAAGTTCAAAAGCAAGCGTAGGTACAATTAACTTTTCATTCAGTAAAACTTGCCGATTTTTCTTCACTTTGAAGCCCTTCTTTCTTTTAATACTGAAACACCCCTGCGTCCATTCTTTCGTTATATCTTTTCTCTGCATAGTATCTGAATGTGTAGTATTCAAGACCACATTTCTTTGCGGCTTCGCTGCATCCAATGTCCCCTTGCTCCCATTCCAGATATACGTCTGTAAAGTTTGGCGGAAGAATCACTCCTCTCTGGATTCCCTTCCTCTGCTCTCCAATCTCTTTCAAACGGATATTTGCATACTTACGGAATGTTGTATGCGACATCCCACATTGTCTAGCTGCCTTTTCGTCCGAGAGCAATCCGAGCTTCCATTGTTCAAAGCAATCATCAAACATTGGCGGCAAAGGCTTTGGTGGTACTTTATTACCAGTCTTGACGGTATGCCTATCACCTCTCTTCGCAAGTTCTTCTCTCGCGTACCTTTCAAAAGTTGTAACACAAACACCTATCTTCTTTGCACCTTCTGGTCCGGTTAACTTTCCGTCCCTCCAGGCAATGTAAAGCTCCTCTGGAAGTGTAGTTTTTTTCACAACAAAGTTTGATCTATGACCTGTTTGCTTTTTAGGTACCTTTGCCTTAGCTGTATCTTGCCAGTGTAGCCAATTCTTATACATTGGACGCTGGCTAAACTTTGAACAGTGATACCCTAACTGGATATTATATGCACGATTATCAGCTTCTTCTGCAGCTTCTTCTTTGCTCAGAAATACTGCCCTTCCAAGCGCTAATCTCTCCCAATGATGTATATTGTTCACGTTGTTTCCGATGTCACGTTTTTCGGTTATCGTATCAAAATGTGTGTCTGTCACGGCTATAACAATTGATTCAACAACTTCAAGTCCGTAGTTGTCGAACCCTTCGAATCCCTTTTGCTTTAACTCATAGTTGCTTAATCGGTATTCCTCTACGTGATAGACAGGAGTTCCGATCTTAATCTCATTCATCTTGTACCTCCTTTATCAAATAATTTAGATCATATCCACCTTCTACAAACTCTTTAGTGAGCTTGTGCCTGATACCGTTGCCTAAGTACTGGTATATATCAAGCATGTCATCATCAGAGAAATTTGTCTGCAGATACTGGTTTATACCCTTTCGGGTTCTATTCCAGAATCTTACGTTCCTTATGTGTTGCTGATAAACCATTGTTTTGCAAGCGTCCCTTGACACATATTCGAGCAATTTACATTTAAGATCTTCTTTGCTCTCAATGTCAGCTACGGAAAAACCAGAATGCTGCTTGTTTAACAGCAAGTATCCCTTGCTGCTAATACTACTGCCAGGAAAGCATTCCATAAGCTTCAAAATTTCATTCAAAATCATAATCACTCCAATCTATCTTCTGTCCGCAGTATGGACAGTGTACGCAAACTCCTGCTTCTGATTCATACCGTGTGCCACATGTCGGGCAATACCATTCGTATACATTTTCGTTTGATGCACAGATGACTGGTTCTTCTGCAATTGTTTTATGCATGTCTCTGTTTTCGAGAATATTGTTGACTATTTCACATGCCGTTTGTAGGGGTACTACACGACAATAGGTATGTGGATATGCTACCGCAACCATCAATTCACTATTGCTAATCAAAAGGTTTTTGATTTCATCACTTTTTGCAATAGACATTTATCATTCCTCCCAGTCAATTCGCTGTCCACAATTTGAACAATAGGAATCAGCACATTCATTGATGATGCTTCCACAAACAGGACAGTCACATCCCTCACCTAATCGGATAACTGGCTTTTGTGGAATCTGCTTTTTAAGAGCACGATGTCCCTTCATGAATGCAAATGCGGTTCTCATTGACTTTTCAACAGCCTTGTAATTCTTTTCCTTTAAGGCTTGTTCAATTGCTTTAGTGCAAGCATCAAGGCTCTTTTTTAATATCTTTGCTGCTTCTTTATTGCTCATTTGCTTTTTCCTTTCTTACAGGAACGGACATGTTTCGTAATTAAACAATTGCCAGGTCTTACCTGCTTCTGCAGCGTCCACATTTGCCATTCCTGCGACTTCTTTTATTCTTGTGACCATTTCCTCTGGTACTGCATTATTTGCGCTTAAATGGCAAATAATGACGTTCTGGAGTGCGTTTGTTGTGTTAGCTTCTATGAAGCCTGCGCACGTTTCTAACTCCATATGTCCCTTGATAACATGTAATCTTTTTCCGGTGACATCCTCTGAAATGTACTTCTTTTGGTAATTGCAAGACACCAGGATATGGCTAATATCCTTAAATCGCCACCTTACAAACTCCGTATCAGTAATGTAGAGCATTCGCTCCATCTCTGGATGCTCGATGATGAATCCATAGCACGGACACTCTGTACCGTCTGCATCGGTATGCTTGAAGTGCCCATGCACATCATTCATCGGAACTGATACAATTCTAAAATCACCATATCCACCGATATAGGAGTTATCTTCATAAGGTTTGTAGACTGGGATTCCCATTTCTTCCAGATCGCTTACTGCTTCCGAGTGATCTCTGTGTTTATGTGTGGCAACGCATCCGACAATATCAGATACCTTCCAATCACATCCCTTTTTGATCTTCATGATCGGGATTCCTGCATCAAGAAGAAACATCTTGCCTTTGCTATCCTTTAAAACATAGCAATTACCAGAACTGCCGCTGGCTAAACACGTTAGAATCATCTAAAAAACTCCTCTCTCAAGTTCTATGTCATTCATCCTTCCACGCTTTCAATGTGGTAACGACCATATCCACTTGTTCTTCCACTTCCAATTCCGTTTCCAAAACCTGCAAGACGAATAATATTTAATATCTGTTCCAAGGAATACGCATTCTCTGTATACTGAATGGTGAATGTTGCACTCCATCCGCTAAATCTATTCAGTCGTACAAGTACCGGAGCGCCCTTCTTTGGCGACATAAGCTTTTCATCAATAAAATGCTCTGCAAACTTGATCGGAACCAGATTGCCCTTTGCAATGACATTTACAGCAGCGTTAAATTTTGTTGCGTAAGTGTCAATCTTGTTTTGTACAACAGCCTGTCCAAATGACTTTTTTAAGCCAAATGCCGTAATGCACGGTGCATTGTTGGTCAGTGCTTCTCTCAAGCCTTCTTCTGTGAAGTCTGTAGGCTTTCCGCCATACCAGTGCATGGCAGTGATCACTTCTTCCCATACATTTGTAGCCGCTGTGTCCTTAGCCTTGTTCTTTCTCTCATCGGTAAGCTTTCTGGCACTACAATCATTCATCTTGTTAAGTACCAAATCCCCATCACCTGCAATAGTAATTCTTGCCTGCTTGATGCTTAACGGTTTCAATTCGATAACCTGTGTTTCTTCCTTCTTTGCCATAATTTGTTTTCTCCTTTTTGTTTTGGTCTAAGCTTTCGCTCGAGGTGTGGTACAAGCGTTGCAATGTTTTGTTCTGTGGTGTTCTGTTATGTCTTGTTCTGTACTGTAGCGTTCTGTTATGTATTGCAGCTTATGCCGCGTCTCAAACGAAAACTTCAAGTGTTCTGGTAACACTTGCAGACAACATGAAATGTTTTGTCGTGTATTGTCGTGTTCTGTAATGTCCTGTCTTGTATTGTACTGTGCTAGGCAACTCATGCTGCCTGCAAATGCTACCAGTTTATTTTTGCGGTATCCACTCGGTACATAGCATAAACTATGCATAATTATGTATATTGTTGTATTCTGTGATGTTTTAAACTATCCTGTACTTTGTTATGACATATTGCTTATGCCACATATAGAATGGATACCTTTTGCGTCGTATTATGTACTATTCTGTCTTTTATTATTCTGTCTTGTACCGTTTTGTTTTGTTATATTCTGTTCTGCCCTGACTTATGGGCTAGCATAAAGCAACAAACAATCTGTTTTGTAGTGTAGTGTATTGTTATGTTCTGTCCTGTCCTATCACTTTTTGCTATATAATTGAGGCTTACTTGCTGCCTCGTGCTAGCTCATAAAATTTGCTTAACTCGAATGCTCTGTAGATGATGTAATGTTTTGTTATGTTGTGTCGCGTTATGTTCTGTCCTGTGCTGTTATGTTTTTGATATATGAGCCATTCTTTTCTCAGATGGTGCATACCGTTACACCATCCATAGAACACTCGAATTAAGCATTGAAATTGTTTAGACGGCTATCTTGTCGATTTCTTCAAAGACACTCTCCAACTCAGAAAGCGACTTATACCGATTTTGGAAGCTTCTTAGCTCTGCGTAAGCCCTCTGTAGCAACTTCTGATACTCGTCAGGTTGTGTTGCAAAATGCGTTGTCGGCATATACACATTTCTCTGACTTGTGATCTGGAAGTGCCTGATAGGCGGTTTGTTGTCCTGCTTTGGGACAACTACAAAGAACTGGATAAGCTGTCTTGCCTGCTGCAAGCGATATTTCTCTGCCGCTATGCTATCGTTCCATTCAAAGCACTTATGAAGCTCTGACTGTTCGTCTCTTGCTTTCTCAAGCACTTGTTCTGGCGTTATCTCTGTATCTCTTCCGATTTCATCCAGACACTTTGCGGCATTGGCTTTGAAAATCCCTTCTATTCTCCATTTAATTTCATCCATAGGCTATCTCCCTACTGCATAAATGCTGGAAGTTCCTGCTGACCGTCTGCATCAGCTTTTAACTCTCGATTTCCAGTTGCAGGCTCAACAAATGTTTCTGAATTTGCTTCATTTTTAATTTCGTATGCAACATTTTCCTGCTCAATTTCAATTGGAGAAATGTCCTCGAACTGATCAAGTCTGTCAGATATCTCGGAAATATTACCATCTGTACTCGTATTTGCGATCATTTTGCACAAACGGTTGATTACAGTTTTCTTTGACATCTGATCTTTGAATTTTGTGTGTGTACTGGCAGCATCCTCTTTCAATCCACCCATTCGCTGATTCCATGCTTTCTTCAACTGGTTAATATTCATGATCTCTACTATCTGGCTTCCATCTATCATTGTTCCGACAGCATAAGCACCTTTTATCTTGTCATTATCAATGTTCATGAAGTCCTGTGTGTGTTCATCAATAACTTTCTCACCATTAACAATGTGATACTTAAATGTATCGCCCTCATAGATGATCTCTGCACTGATCTTCTTTAAACCATTACGTCTTGCCAATGTGATATTTCCAAAGTAAGATTTCTGGAATTGGCACTTTCCTCCGTAAGCAATAAAATATCCTTGTTTTTTATTAACATTGAGCGCCAATGTGGCCATTTCCATAAGTGAATTTACAATACTAGCCTGTGAGCAGCTTTCAAGAACCGGACGTTTATCTTTATCAACAGTCTCTTTTAATATCAGATACGCTCCAGTTAATGCATTTGCTACGTTGTAGTCTTTTGGAAATGCCAAGCCAAAGTTCTCTTTCTCTTTTAATTGGCGTACAAGCCCATCAATAAGGCCATTATTTACAATTAAACTGGCCTGCTGATTTCCTGTACTTAATGCTTCTGCTTTAGCCGCTGCCATTATTCCTCGCCCTCCTTAATCTCAATGTGCATCTTGTCAAAAAACTTGCTCAAATCATCAAATGATTTGAATGTGTTATTGCAAAATATAAGGTATGCAGAAATGTCGTTCATTAAATTGCCTGTAATATATTCTATTTTGCCTTGCGTCACTTTAAACTTTAACCCTGTTGGGAAAAGCACGTTATCACCTTTTGCAACCTCAACAGCTCCACTGTAGTATGTCGGCTGCTCTTCCTTTTTCTCTTCTGGTTCCTTTCCCTGCTCGTGCACAGTTTCCAGATCTTCATCTTGTTTTCTTTTTTCCAATTTTTTCAGTAGCTCATCTGACGCTTTACTTAATGCTGACAAAAAACTGATATCGTCAACACTATTTTTATAAACTCCCACGCCCATCTCACCTGTCTTTTCGTCCTCGACAAGAACGGCATTAAAAGCTAATCCGGCCTTAATTGTAAATCTAGTGCTCATATTATCCTCCTTATTTTGTTTTTGCCTTATTGTTGCAGCACTCTGCTTCGCTAATCTCTGGTGCTCTTTTGATCGTCTTGATATTGCTTCTTCCATAGGCTTCTATCCATGAAAGGTCTACTGGCTCATCTACTACTGTGACTTTTGTACCGTTTGGAGTTACTGCTTCGTCTCCCGGCTTTAAATCTTCCTCTGCCGCAAAACAATAGCTTCTTTTACTGCCCTCATATCGGGCTTTTACATAATTACTCATTAGCTTTCTCCTTTTAATAATTTTTTACTGCTTAATTTCTTCTGCGAAGATTGATGGAGAAAAGATACAAACTGGACGAACGCCGTAGTTGCCGTTGCAAATGCTGCTGCGGATGCTTTCGGACGGGCGAACAACGGTAGTCAATGTATAATATCCGCTGTGCGACGTACTCCATGGAGTAAGTAACCACCAGCAACACTCTCCATTTGGAATCAGGCTTCTGTATTTTCTGTACTCGTCAAGAGTAAGCAGCGAAACCTTGTCTTTACATGCTCTGTATTGATTCTGCCCATCAACAGACAGTAAATCCCTCTCAAATTTAATAACATTCTCCTCTCCAATTTCATTTTCTATTTTTTCAAGGAGATCACTATTCAGATGCTGACGTAGTTCACTGATTCTCCAGTCATTTATGTCTGGATCAAATCTCTTCAACTCTGATTTTTCTGCAAGGCACATGCAACCCGAATCGAGAACATCAAGGATTTTCCATTTTAGCCCTGCAAGTTCGAACTGATTGCCTGCTTTAGGCTCAACATCAATTTTTCTTTTTGAATTACTTTCTAAGATGCTTACTCTTTTCTTTAGATCATCGAACTGCTTTTGCAACCCTTCTAATGTTAATTCAGCCATTTACTCTCCTTTCGATACAAAGATGTTAGATTTTAAGATACAAACTGGGCGAATACCGAGGCTGCAGTTGCAACTGTAGCTGCGGATGACGCCGGACGAAAGAACAACAGCCATTGAACGATTGTATTCATGGTTTGGACTAGTCCATGCTGTACAAGTCCACCACCAATCATCCAAATCCTTATTAACAATCAAGTTGTTATACTTTCTGGCTTCGTCAAAAGTGAGCAGGCGAACTTTGCAAGTCAGCTCCCCGTAATTATCCTGACCATCTACTGTCTCAAGGCTAACTCTGTGTTCCACAAGATTCTCTGCTCCGACTTCATTTTCAATAGTTGGCTGAATTTCAGCTTTGGTGTTAGTATATAAGTGTAGACAGAAAAAGTTGAACAGCCTATACTATAAAAAGAAAGAGCAAAGGAGATGTTCAACATGGCGAAAAATCAAAAATCGTATACTCCGGAATTCAAGCAGCAGATCGTCGATCTCTACAATGCCGGAGGTACCTCATATCCTCAACTGGAACATGAATATGGCGTAAGTAAGAGTACTCTCAGCACTTGGGTAAAGCAATTATCACCCATCAAAATCTCTGAGGAACAAACTGTCACTCTCAAAGAATATAAAGCGCTCCAAAAAGAAAATCAACGCCTTAAGATTGAGAATGAGATATTAAAAAAAGCCACCGCCATATTCGCAAAAGAACAATAGCTGAGATTGTTTCTTTCATCCGGCATAACCTTGAATATTACACGGTATCACAGCTTTGCAGTGCCCTGAAGTTTCCAAGAAGCACCTATTACAAAGCTTTGGTTCGTGTACCCTCAAACAGGCAGGAGGAATATGAGAAATTCAGCCATAAGGTGAAACAGGTTTATGATGATTCAAAACAGCGGTATGGTGCTGTTAAAATATGTCATATCCTCAATAGCAGCGGAATTCCCTGCAGTGTCAAGCGCGTCCAAAGGCATATGGCCAACCAGGGGCTGAGGTCTGTCGTGGTAAAAAAGTATAACCACCATGCGAACCACGGAACTGTCCCTAATGATAAGGCCAATATCCTGGGACGTGATTTTGAGGCCGAGACGATTCATCAGAAATGGTGTACGGATATTACCTACATTCATGTTCTGAAAGAAGGCTGGACCTATCTGGCTTGTGTGATGGACTTGTACAGCCGTAAGATTATCGGATATGCTTATGGTTTGTCCATGACGGCAGAACTGGCAGTGGAGGCAGTAAAAAATGCCTGTCTGAATGTGAAGAAGACGCAGGGAATCCTCGTCCATAGTGATTTGGGAAGCCAGTACACAAGCCAGGCCTTTGAGAGATACCTGAACAGCCGGGGGATGATACATTCCTTCAGCCGGAAAGGGAATCCCTATGACAATGCCTGTATAGAATCGTTCCATTCTGTATTGAAAAAAGAAGAGATCCACCTTCACACATATCAAGATTCCAAAGAGGCTCGGAGAGCAATCTTTGAGTACATAGAGGGCTGGTATAACCGCAAAAGGATTCATAGTGCCATTGGCTATATGACACCACAACAAAAGGAAGATGAAGAATTAAAAAAATCCGCATAGCCTTTCAACTTTTTGTGTTCAAAGTATTGACATAGATCCACTTCGATGTATTTTCTAAGTCCAGATATTTTGTAATCTACTGTATCATCTGCAAATTCTCTGCCTTCTGCTATAAAATTCTTCGAGATAACCTTGGTTTTTCTTTCGTGTTGTTCGAGGACAATATAATCATTCTCTCCAATACAAAATGTTTTTCCGGCTTTTAAGCTTTCCAGTTTAACCTTGTTACTCTGCTCTCTTTCTTCAAGCATTTTTACCAATGCCCTTGCAGCTTCAAGTTCTTTGCTCATGTCTGTCTCCTTTCTTATAGTCGTGGTGACTTGATTAAATCACGTACAACTCTATATTTTGAAATGTTTTCTCCATCTTTCTCAACAAAGTAGAACGCTCCATCATTCGGCTCTCTGAAACCGCTGTAATACTTTGTATTTACCATTACCGCATCCTGCTCCTTGCAGCGGCTGCACCATTCGCGGATTTCTGCGCCGAGGTAACTTTCTCCGCTGTTCACTACAACCATTTGCTCTCTCCTTTCTTTTCTTCTCTGGTGGATTGTAGCAATCTATAAACTCGTGTAAGTCATACAAGCTGCATCCTCTAAATTTCAATGTTTCATTTTGTTTCCATAAGTGTTCTACTCTCACACCAAATTCATCTGAAAAGCTCTGTATCAACCCTTTCATGGCTTTCTGCCTAGCTCTTTTAATTTCTGTTGCCGTCCTTCCAGACCTTGGTGCTATTGCATTCACCCTTCTGTAGATATGTCCAATCAGCTCTAACCGCTGCTCCTCTGTTAGCTTCATAAGTTTATTGGAGTTGGCGATAAATCGCCTGAATGATCTTGGCATCATACAATGCATTGTGTTTTACCCCTTTGGGAAGTGACTTTCCCAGCTTTGTTAAAAGTTCTTCACGTGACAAATCGAAAGCTTCCTTGTCAGAAATTCTTAGCACTCTTGCAATATCCTGATTGATGTCGTGGCAACTTGCTGATATGTAATCAGGAAGCTCTAATGCGGAACTTGCCAGAAGATCAACCAGTAAAACGAAATCGTAATGAGATACATCTGACACAAACTGAATATCACTCTCAAAATGCTTAAGCCATTCAAGAAGTGATTCTCGTACCTCATATTTACTACCGATCACAAATACGGTGTTTTCCTTGTCTAGCAACTCTGCAAGCTCTTTGTTCTCACCCTTTACCACTGTATTTGACAATACATTTTCCTTAATCCAAGGTGAGATCTGATAATCTGCAAAATCATTAAATTCTGCGTAAAAGGATTCACCGCTTGCAGATACAATTCCAATACTTATTAGGGTTGTGTCTTTATGCAATCCTGTAAACTCTGCATCAAAGTACAGATTTATCATTTTCTTTCACTCCTTCCTTTTCTTTATATTCCTCTGCCTGCTCCATTCCGATGATGTAGGCAAGCTGTTCTTCCGTTAAACATGGAAGCAACCGTGTTGCTGTTTCAAGCAATTGCTTTTTGCTTTCCCCATGGTAAATAAAAATTGTTAATCACTCTCCTTCTTCATTGTCTTCAATGTTGTTTGGATTGAGCATTATCATTAACAGCTTCTTCCAAGCAAATGATGTGTTTACGGTATATCCATTTGCGGTTTGATACTGCATATGTACCACATGTGGGTACTTCGCTTTAATTACCGCATTGACCGTTACCGGTGTTCCGTCTGGTGTTTTTACATTCAGCACAGCAGTGTCGCCCTGCTTTGCTGTTTCTTTCAGCAGCTCCGTGTCTTTGCTCATTTCTCCGCTCAAATGCGGCAATATTTCTCTTAGATTCATACATTTCCTTTCTGTATGGCTCAGGCATTCTAGCCCAAGCCACGATTTCATAGCCAGAATCTTCAAATCCGCCATCTGGCAAATTCGCCTGGCAAGCTTCTTTCGAAACCCACCATCTAAATCTGTTCTTTGGGTCTGGTCCCCAATAATACTCATGGGTAAGTCTAGTCTCGCCCCATCTGATTGTGCACAGCAGATAGCCTGCGGTCTTATCTGGCATCTTTTTAGTCATCCAGAACATCTTTTATCACCTCTCTTAATTTATATTTGCAACTTTTCTTTTTTGCTTACGATGTTGTTGTGACCGTGTTCTCTATCCAGCCGAGCAAATAGTTGTTCTGGATACTGGAGTAGCTATTTGTCACTTCGCTCAACTTCTTCAAAGTGCGCTTTTTCTGCTCTGTCAGAAAACGGTATGTTGTCTTAGACTTTTCCTTTTTATCTGTCATCACGCCTGCACCTCCTTTCTGCATGTTTCCATTCTTTCAATGTAGCTAATCATGTCAGCAAAGCTTTCTGCTCTGTACAAGATTGCTCTGTTTGTGTCAGCAAGTAGTGTGTATGCACTATCAAACTGGAATATGTAATACTTATGCATTCCCTCGTAGTACATGCAATCTTTAAGTACTACAAACTTGTTGATATCAAGCATTGTTTGTTCCTTTCTTTCTTATGTAACTTCTGCTATCATTTCTGCCTTCATCTTGGCGAACTTGTTGATAAAATGGATTTGCCCTTTACCAGTTACAAGCGTTGTTCTTGTGATTCTGACGCTTCCGTCCGGATTCACAACAGTACGCTCCTTAACTTCAAAGAGTTTCTGTTCCATCGCCTTCTGTGTCGGCATGTTTTTACTACCGCCACATTTAATTAGGTAGTCGTTTTGACGCATCCACTCAAAGAGTCTGTTTTGCCCGATCTCATGGCCATTCTGGCAAATCAGTTTTGCCATGTCTCCAATCAGGATCGAGGTCCTGCTAGACTCCACTGCATCTGCAAAGATTTCCTTTGGCTTCATGCGCTCTGTGTCTGCAATCAGTACCTTGTTATCTGCCTTGAGCCTATCAATCTCGTTATTGGCAATCTTTAAGGCTCGCGCCATCACCTGTTCTGGTGTGTTCCATGCCTTTTCGAGATCAATGAAGTACTGTCGGTACTGCTTGCCCTTGTCGGTACGCTGAATCATGCAGATCTGCTTTGCCATGTCGATGGAGATTTGATAATCGTTGCAAGTTGTTGTTGGATTCTTTGGATTATTGGTATTCCTTTTTTGGAAAACCAATAAATAATCAATATTTTCAAGAAATCCATACTCACACATGCGGTCAAACCATGTAGTAAAGTTACTCTTGATCTCTAGTCCCTCATGTAGCTCTCTTGCTGATACAGTAGGTCGTTCTGACTCGTAGTTAATTCTCAAGAGTTCCATGTTCCGGCTCCTTTCTGTTAAATTTTCAATGTCCGTTTGTTTGTTACACTTACAGTATAGTTTATTAGGAATACTTTGTCAATAGTTTTTTGATTGTTTGACAAACTTTTTTGTTGACTTAACAAACAAAACTTGCTATAATAATAATGGAAGGAGGTGATAAGATGGAAACTACAATAGGTGAGAGAATAGCAATGGTGCGAAAAAGTCGAGACTACACCTTAGAAAAATTTGGAGAAGCCATTGGAATAAAGAAAGGTTCAGTTAGTCTACTAGAGCGTGGTATCAATACTCCAGCTGACAGAACGATTTTCATGATTTGCAACAGATTTGGCGTAAATGAACAATGGCTCCGTACCGGAGAAGGCGATATGCTTAAGAACGTTACACCATCAGAAGAGATTGCATCATTTCTTGGCACGCTTGCAATAGCAGGCGATGAAAATTTCAAAAAGCGTTTAATCCTTTATCTTGCGCAAATGAAGGATTCAGACTGGGAGAAATTGGAACAAGTGCTTGATACTCTTCTTGCAGGAAAAGATATCATCTTTCCGCCAGGCACCAATGACAAACAAAACTAATTAACCAGACAGTGGGTATCCGTAATGCGGATACCCATTTGTTTTGTATACAAGGCGAATTTCTGGTTGCTATTTTGTGAAAACCTGTTTATACTATTTACATAGTGCAACACAAGCGCAAAAAGAAAGGAAGAAAAGGACATGAAAAAGAAATTTGTAGCTGTACTGTGTAGTTGTATGGCATTGCAAGCAGTGCCAGTATTTGCAGAAAGCGAAGTGGAGACAGAAACGGAAACTTCTATTGATTATGAAGCAAAGCGTAACGAATTGCTCAAAAACTACAACGATCTTCTTAAACTATATAATGAATTGTTTGAGGGTGATGAGGAAGAGAGTTCTGAGGCAGAAACTGAGGCAGAACTCCCAGACGGTGATATCCTATTCAAGGATATTCCGTGGGGAACAAATTTTGCAAGTGTGCAGAGCTTAGCACCAGAACTTAATCTTCAAGCATCTATAGATCAGGCACTTCCTGTCTATTCAGTTGATGATATTATCTATGGTGGAATTACTGGTGTTGATTATGATTCGACTGGTTTCATGGCAAGTGCTTTCGCTTCAAATTATCAGCAACCAGCCTTTGGATATACAACATCTTCTGTGTATGCGTATTTTGTTTGCCCTTCGGCAGATGGTGTAATTGATTATAATGTAGCAAATGCTATGCTGTACGGTGTTACATATGAATTTAATACAAATGATGTTAGCCCAATGGCAAATGATTTAAAAGAGCAATTAACAGCTACTTATGGCGAACCTTCACAGGATTATGATGAAGATTCTTTCTCAACTAAAGGCGACTCATTTATATTTAATCTCTATGATGGTCATTTTACTATTTGGGAAACAAAGACCTGCATCTTATCAATCCACTCTTGCGATTATGGTAAGGATGCTGCCGCTCCAAGCACAATCCAGATTAACTATGCATGGAAAGATGCATCTGATATCTTAGAGCAGAATGATAAAATTGTTTCAGCCCAGTAAAACATTAAGAGGACACCCATTACTGGATGCCCTCTTTTTATTTTGTCAAGATATAATAGACAACTTTGAGTGTGCTTAGTCTTTCCTCATTCCTCAAGATCTCTCTGATTTTTTTCTTATAACACCATATCGTTGCTTCTTCAGCATCTTTTTCAATCTCCTTTTCAGTTCTGCTTTCTGCCATTCATTGCCCTCTCTTTCCTCTATTCTCTCGTCATTGCCTGTGCGATCAGCTCACAGCGATATTCCTTTACATCGTCTCTGCTTGTTAACTGATATAAGAAATCAAGCAATTCCATTTCGTTACGTTTTCCTTCCGGAATAAAAGTAGATATATATGTAATCGCTCTTTTTACATATTCATTGCCTTTTAATTCCACGATACTATCTAAAAAACGTCTAACTACATCACACATATAATCACCTCTCCTTTGCAATTGCATCCACAGAAATTTCGTGTGCAACTTTAACTGTTTCTGTTTCATGCTCTCTTTTGATGTAAGTTCTGCTCTGGATTCTTCCAGACAGCCTAATTTTGTCCCCGACCTTTAAATTTGATGCTTTTCGAGCAAGTTGATTCCAAGCAATACAATGCAAATAATCGCTCTTGCCATATGAACGATTTACAGCAACTATAAGCTCACATAACTCCTTTTTTAATGGTGTTGTGCGATATATCGGTTTGCTGCATAAATACCCAGTCAATGTAATTTGGTTTCGATGTTCCCCACTTTCCGCTTTGATTTCACGAACTAAAAAGTACTGCTGTACATGTCTCTTGCCATCAATGGTGTAATAATTCTTGCTTCGCCACTCTCCAATCACTGTCACTTCATCCTGGCGCTTTAAAGCACCGATTCTATCCTTTGCAACAGCGATTGGTATTTCATCCTTTACTCCACTCAGGCGGCTTGTCTCGATGGTGTTTGAACAAAAATCACTCTCCAAGCAGTCTAATGTTGTAAAATTGTCTAGTAATTTGCCATGAATAATGGCAAAATTAACCATTGACTCTGTTGCTTTGCAGTTGTAAACTGTCATCATTAGTAGCCTCCTTTCTTTTTTCTGCTATGGTATAGATAATAGCACTGGTGACTACAATTGTATTGACTTTGTTCACATTTTTTTCAGTCAAAGTTTTTTGGCTATTTTCCAAACTTTTAAGTGCCAGAAAACTTTGACTTTACCTTTTGTTTGATGTAGCCAATAAATTATACTTTTTATTTTTGCCAAAGTACAATTTATTGTAAAAATGACATTTTGAACGAATATGAAGGGTGGTTTTTGACATGAGAAATCGAGTAGCTGATACTGAACGACTTATAAAAGTTATAATTTATATGCGTAAAAATGCAGGATTGTCACAAATGGATTTGGCAAAAGCACTTGGAAAGAGCGTAGGAACAATAAAAAACTGGGAGAACGGTCTTGGTGCGCCAGACTTCCCAGCGTTGCTAGAGTGGTTTGATAGATGTGGTGCCGATGTAGAAAAATGTCTTATGGCTATCTATGATCCGGATAAATATGAACGCATTTATCATCCTAAAAAAGACAACGAGACACTGTCTGCTCTGCAGGAATACCTAAAGCACGAAGATGCTGCGTATCTGAAACGTCTGTATTACAATGTCTTTTGTGATACTGGGTCTGATTGGCACGCACAACTTGATATGCTTACGGCATTAAACAAATTGCCGCTTGCTGACCGTATAACGTCAGCTCAAGCATATCTCGACAATTTTTTAATTCGGCAGGCACGCGGTGAGGTAAAAGATGCTTTTATAGAGCCTGACTTAAAGCATTTAAAAGAATCAATACAGCAAGCAAAGCAATCTGTTTGTGAGAGAAAGGATTCTTACTTAAATTTTAAGCAGTAAAAATAGGGTGCATCATCACTGATACACCCTTTAAGCTTAAATAAAATATGTGATTGAAAATGAAATTGCTCCACTTGCATTATATGAACTTCCACCAGATGCAGTCTGAAGAAGCTTAATTGCTCCGTCTGTTCCAATTGCAATTGCAGTAGTCGGAGAATTATAATATCTAGCTGCTAAGTTAATTTCTTTCGATGGTCTGTAGCCTTGAGTGAGAGTTCCGAGCGTTTGAAATGCTGCTGTAGCTCCTGTAACTCCCATAACGACATTGACTATGTTTCCTATCTTTCTGACACGTGCTCCAATATAGCTTACAGCAGTGATTCCGCTACCTAATGTTATGTTTACCCATCCACTATCTGCCATTAAAGGTAAATCATTTTCATCAAGTATTCTGTACGCAGTGCCTGATGTATTCCAACGATACAAGCTCGAATTTTGAGCATTAAAGCCTACACTTCCGAGTCGCTTTCCGCTACCGTAAAATCTTAACGTACTCATCATACCCGACGTGCAATTCAGACCCAGTACGTTTACGTTGCTGCTTTCGAGTGTACCTCCTGTTAATGGCAAGTAGTCGGTGTTTAGCTTAGATTTTTCTGATGCTGTAATCAGACCGGATTGTGTTGTTGATGCTAATGGGACCTTTAAAGTCATTGATAGCGTTCCCAAACTGATACTTCCGATTTCAACGCCGCTGCTAAATTCTGATTTCAAAGTTGTGTTTCCTTCATGAAGGATTTTAAAAGTATATAAGTCATTTCTAGCGTATATTGGAATATCGTTATACGTGGTTCCGTTAGCATTCAAGTAAATTGATCCACCATCTGATCCTATTGTTACATCATGCTTCGCAGTTATTATTACCGCACCATTTCCGCCTTGTAGTGTTACTCCCGTAGGTGAAAAAATGATGCTGTTATCGTCTGTGCTGTATAATACATCTTTGATTCTTGTTCCAATTATGATGTTGTTTTGATTTGCTTCAATTATAAAGCTTTGAGTGTCAGAATATGGGCTATTAACAGTAAAAGACCGGTTAAAGATCGCATCAAGTCCGGTTATGGTTCCGGTTGTTATGCTGCCAGCATCAAGATTTATCAAGGTTACCTTTTCTGCATCGAGAATGCCTGCTGTTAGTTTATCAGCAGACATATCCTGAATTTTTGCATCGGTAATTTGCGCATCACCGATCATTACACTTGTTATCCAACCCTGCTGAATATTTGCTTTATCAAGTCTGGCAAATAATATATTTGCATCATTTACCGTGATTGAGCTTGCCTGCAAGTTGGTGATCTTTGCATCTACAGCGTTTAATTGATTGAATGTGGCTTTTTTTGCCGTAATTTCTTGAAGGCTAAGAATATCATCTTTAACTCGTTGCAACGCTATTTCGGATGGACTTTTCACCTCTTTTTCTTCGAAGCCATAAGATGACACTTCCGACAGCAAACCACCATCAAATGTAATGGTGTGCTGCATCACTGGAACATCTATAAGATTATTTTTGGCATCAACTATTGTAACGACATCACCTACGTCAAGCCTCGGATCTCCCATAAACGAAAATGACACTGGATAATAGCTCATATCCTTTATTTTTTTAAGGATTTTATTGAGCCATTCCTGTGTCATTACTGGATTGCTTAAATTTGTATTTATATTTGTTCCTGATTCATAATGATTGTTCTCTGTATCACAGCTGATGCCTGAGATTTGGCACATCGTTTCTGACTGTAACAAATCATCAAAATATCTATTGGTCTTAATTAGATATGTGTGTGATTCTTTTAAAAATTCGATTGTATTATAAATGAACGATAGGTTCTGGTCTTTTAAATAGCTGCCTGCTGTATCACCTATTTTTCCTGGATGGTCAGTTGTTAACGCTTCATACCATCTAAATGTTACTTTTCCGTTTCTGTCGCATATAGCAAATGTACCATGAAGTTGTGCGATGTATCCAACCACTTGCTGCATTGTGAAACCATCAAACGGCTCTTTGTATGTTTTCTCTCCCGACTGGTCGTTAACCGTCAATATTTTATCTATCATCAGGCTATCAGATAATTTGCTTGTGTTAAACTCAACACCTGTCTGTTCACTTATATCAGTCAAAAATTCTTTGCTTTCTACTGGATACTTCACAATTTTACTTTTATACGCTTTAGCTAACTTTGACTCCAACCTGTCATATGCTGTAAAAGTAAGCAGATTTCGGTCTTTTTTTTGCTCTTTTATTGTAAAATACCCCATTGGTATCCATTCTATAGTGCTATCAGCTGTTGCTCCAATTTCCAATTTTACTTCCGTACCTTTTACAAATTCTTGTGATTTTGTAAACATAGATACTTCTATTTTGGAAGCTATAGCTCCACCCACATAAAAATAGCTATCAGGAGTTGAGAAATTTGTTTGCACTATCTCTTGGATTCCATCTGATATTCCGTTTAGCCTTGCGTAGAACGTTCTTCCGCTGCCTGATATAACTTTATCTAATGCTTCTGATACCTGATACATGACGGTTTCCTTTCTCTAGCACAGAATGTACCGTGCTAAATATTTACTTTATTTTTAATCTCCGAGGATATATCTTTTTTCTTCTTCTGTAAGAACCTTCATCCCTTTAATCTTTTCTGCTGTAACTTTTCCTTTTCCGTTGTTGTAAAGCCTTTTTAAACTTTCTACCAAACTTCTCATGCCAGTACTCCTTCCTCGATCAGTTGTAAGGTGTATGCATCTATCATTTCTGTTGCATATCTTGTCATTTCTTCGCTTGGCTCTGTATCGCCTTCGTAATCAAGATATTGCTCTGGGGCTTGAATGATCTCCTCTTGTGTCAACTTAAATGTCCTGAATATATTGCCATCATACTCATACATCGTCTCACTGCCGTTTTCTGGACCATCAATCGTAATCTTCTGCTCATCTGTACAAATGACTACATCCATTCCTTTTTCAAGCGGATAGAATGCTGCACTTAACTGCGGCAGTGTAAATCTCATTTTTTCCATAATTGTTTATTCTCCTCTCATGGGTAGATACAATTTCTTTGCATCGTTTTAAATCTTCTAAAACGTGATACTTCTTTTGGAAACGTTTTGTATCAGAATGCTTAATAGCTCCATACCTTCCGATATAGCTTCTTGCCAAAGATAACGGTATGCTTTCTTTTCTACATACTTTAATTCTTACTTTCTTGGCTGTTCTTCTAAAACGTATGAAGTTTGATGAGCGAACAGTCAAGCTCTTCCTTGATATCTTTCTGCCCAAAATATCTATATACTCTGTACTCAAGTCAATAAATTTCGCTGTGTCCTTGATCTCAAGTCCTAAAAACTCATTGACATACTTGCAAAACTCTCTTACCGCTGCTTTCAGATCTTTTTAACTTCTCGCAATAATCAAAATGTCATCCATCTGGAACAGAACATGTGCAACCGCATTTGTTGTTTCAACTGTTCCATTTCTGTGTTTCCTCGCTTTCGTTATCTTTTCGCTCGCATAATGGTATGCATAGCTTAGGTAATAATTTGCAAGATATTGGCTAAGATAAGAACCTATTGATAGTCCGCCCTCAAAAGTATCTATCAAAAAGAATACCAGATGCAATATATTAGGATTGTCAATATCTCTTTTTAATAGACGTTTGAGCTTACGCTTCGAAATTGTCTCATAATAGTGACGCACATCTGACTGCCATGCCCAACGCATGTTTAAATTATCAATCCACTTCTTTATTGCAGCTGCGCCAAATTCGTTGCCTTTATTCTTTAAGGCTCCACACTGATAAAAGCAAAGTTTTTTACGAAATAGCTCATCCATGGCATATACAGCAATATAATCATATAGCTGTTGTTTAATATCTTGTATGCCTATCGTCCTGACTTTTCCGTTGCACTTATCAATCTGTTGTCGATACCTGATCGGCTTGACAACATATGCTTTGTTGATGATTTCTTGTTGTATGCCATCAACAACGGTATTGATCAAGCCGCCCATTAATTGAGGCGCTTTCTCACATATTTGTCGAATGGCTTCTGGCGAAACCTTGGCATATTCCGAAAACATTCGGATTGTATCGCCTCTGGTCATTTTCCCATGAAGACAGTCTCTAACGGCTCTATCAATGAGTTTCCTGTCTGTTATATCTACTCTTTTACAACATCGCTTCAAATCTATTTTTCTTTCGTAATTTTATTCGTTTAAATTCCGAGGGACGTTCGGATTTCTACTAGCCCCAGCCCATGTCTTACACATGGGCTACCAGAATGTCCGTCGACACCCCAGTTCCCTTTCTGATGCCTATTTAAGTGTTGCTTACGCAACAACGGAATTGCATCCGCGAAATGCCACACAAAGTACCAACGTACTATTTTTATTTCGTCAAATCTATAATCGCAAAGCGCGTAGTTCCAGTTCGCGTTAGTCACGTCGTTCCTGAGATTCACGTAGGAAAGCCCGGCGTTCGACCTGTTCCTGAGATTACCGCGCCGCCAGTGTGACAAGTCCTATATTTTTTTATTGCTATTTCTGTTTCTGTTAAGAGGGGCGATCCCCTCTTTTGCTACGCAAAATTCACCCCCGAAAGGTTCGGAATTAAACGCAAAGCGCGTAGCCCCAGAACGCGCCAGCCACGCCGTCCCCGAGAGACACGCAGGAAAGCCCGGCGCCCGACCAGCGCCAGAGATTACCGTTCCGCAATGCTTCTCGCCAACCTGTTCCTGTACTACCAGTATATTGTCTGTCGCCAGTTCCTACAGAATCGCCAGAGCCTTTTGTTTTTAGCCACGTCACACCGCTCTTGAGATCCATATCAATGTCACCTATCCAACAATCCTCTGACGTGGTGAAATCAGCTGTAACCACCTTTTCCCAATCTGATGCAGTTGATGACCACACACTCTTGCCACGGATATAATATTCAGCTGTACTCGCCGTTGTCTTGTTCCATAGCTCATTCATGGAGATATAGTATGCACCCACCATATCTTCAATGCCGCCAAGCTTGAATGCGTGCTTACCGTCATTCTTGACATATCCGTCGACTCCAAGTACATTGTCAGTGGTTCCAGAGTGTAATGGCATACTTGATATATATGTATCCTCTGTAATTGTCATTCCACTCTTATCAACATATACTCTGCTGTTGGAGGTTCCATCAACTGCTACTATCGCTGTGACTCTAACCTTATCAGCAATATTCCTCATGTATGCCTGTCCTCTATCCAGATTATCGGTATGTCCCGTTGCATCTCCGATTGATACTGTACCGCCCACATAAAAGTTGTTAGCCTGCGTTGTAGTTAAGGTTACATAGTTGGCATTCTCATCTGCCTGAGTAACCTTGTACTGTAAGTTATATTCTGTACAGCCCTTGAATACTTTTTGACTGTTTTTGGTTGCGTACTTTGTCCATAGCATACACAGCAAGTATGCTGTTCGCTCTGATCCAGAGCCATGATATCCTGTTCCTTTCTTCTGTAGCTCAGTATTTCCAGACTGGGCTGAAGCAAAGTTATAAATTGCATTTCCAGATGATGAATATAAAATTCCATCAATTTGTCCGGCATAGTATTTTGTCAAAATACCATAGCCGAGTTCTTTATTACACCATGGTGTAACTGTTGTACACTCCAATTCAGGATGCGGCTTCGTTGCAAAATGCACAATGTAATATGTATCAAATTTCTGAATGCCCCAATAAGTTAAAGGAACCATAACTCCAACATCTACTTTTCCAATGTCAGAATATCCGTTACCGCCTTTAATCGCTACTGGGGTCTTATTCTCCTGCTCGTCAATTACAAAATTACAATCAATTGTCTGAAAAGCACTATGATTTGCAAAATCATCCTGCCCCTTTACAGTTTCCGTTGAAGGTACGGCTGTTAATCCAACTGATGCATTCATTTTTTCACCGCTAGGACTGGTGCTTGTGTCATAATAATAAAACTTTGTGGAAAATACCTCATCTGTTGCTGTTTGCTCCCAGAAATTCTTCCAATCAAATTTTGAGACATCAGTTACCATTGTTTTAACTACTTTTAGTAGTTCCAAAATTTCCTGCGATGTTGACTCCATTGCCACATCTACTGCTACCTGTGCCATCTTTTTATCCTCACTTTCCGTCGTCATACGTCACCCTCAGTCCGCCACTTTCATTTATGCTCAGAGTGATCCCTTGACCATTTGCTTTCTTTGCAAGTTCCTTTGTTAAATCCGCTATATTAGTTTCTTGAGTTTTTGATGCAGCCTTTAATTTTTCTACATCTTCCCATTTTGCAAGATATATTATTTTGTCAGCCATACACCTTCCTCCTCTACTTTTATCCTTGCAGCCAAGCACCCTTTGGCTGAGTCGAAGAAAAATTCTATGCCGGTACCATCAGCCTTTGTTTTTAGCACTGTGTCCTGTTCTGTATTCTTCTTTTCAACCTTTGCGAATCTATCCCCAACTGCTTTTGCATCGGCTGGCGTGTCTGCTTGTGACAATGTGGTATCTGTAGCATCTCTAAAGGATTCTTTTACATTTGATCCATCAACCTGCATTACGCCTTCTGTGCTGTCATACACAAGAAAAGTATCTGTGGATTTTACAGCCGTTTTTTTCTTATATTCCGTCCATAATCCCATAATGATCACCTAGCCTTGCTCATCAAATTTAATGGCTGCGCACTGTTTTTCTGTATCATAGTACAAAGTCATTCCTTTTCCTGTTACCTTTTTACCCAATCCATCCCCGACTGCTTTTGCATCTGCAAAGGCATCAGGAACAGTGAGTGTTTTGTCAGTTTCCAACGGATGGTCTTATGATATTTTTCAACAGCCGCATCAATTTGATCTTCCGTTACAGTTGCGTTCTGAACCTTGCGATTTAAAATGCCAATGACGTCTTCTGGTTTCATCTTTTACTCCTTAAATCTTGTTCCATGTTGCTGTTGACTCTTCAAATTTGTAGTAATCGCCAGTATCACTTGCCAGAAAAGAGCTGCCTGTTGCAACATACGTCGGAAGTTTGCCTACATCTTTTACAAGTCCCTCATAACTACGTATATTCCCTTGCACAGATGTGCACACTAATGTACCCATATCTGGCACGTCTTGACCAGGCTCATAAAACTGCCCATCTTTTTTTACTATGTAATCATAAGTCATACTTTTTCAACCTCGCTTCCTTCCAGCATCATGCTAATTGCTTCAAATTCAAGCTCTGATGCTTCTATATTTTCGATCAAGCTAATCGGAATCTTGTAAATGTCTACGTCAACTTCAATTCCATCCAACAATTCACCCAGCTCCGTTTCTAAATTTTGCTCCATTCCCTTTTTAGGCACAATGTCACCATTCTCTTTTTTGTCACAGTACTTTTCAATCAATTCATTTCTTGATTCTTGAAAAGGAATCGCAGCTTTATCCAACATTTCAATATTACGGTTAATTGCGTAAATTGCCTTAATTGGCTTTCTTACGCCATTGTTTTTAAACGATAAAAGTCCATTGATTGTTTTTACCAGTGTTCTATTTGACATCTTCATTTTGACACCTCATTTTTCGATAAAATTTGCGGCAACGCCAACATATCTGGGCAGTATATCGGCGTATGAATACACCGGATATGTTGGCGTTCCAACATAAAATTTGCGCGTTTCTGTTTTCCCAGACTTCGGATTTCGGAAAGTGATTGGAAAAAATGGTGGTTCTATTGCAGCAGCAAAAGCTGCTGCTTCTTCATCATCCAAAGGCGCCAGCGTAAGATTTAACTTAATTTTCTTTGCTTTGATGTCACCTTCCATATCTCCAGACGCAACTCGCCCCGTATTGCGGCTCCAGATGTTGTTATCTGTTATCGTCAGATCTTTGGCTTTCAGCTCCAATCCACTTATGATTACAGTTTTTACTGGACCATCCATTGCATTGTTTCCCTCCTTTACGTTAAAAGTTGCGCCTTGCCTGTCTGCATAACACGTGAATTATTCTCGCTCTTCACCACTTCAAAAATGCGCCTTGCATCGCCTTGAAGTGTGACATTGACGGTTACGTTTCCATTACCACCCATTTGTGACATTGCAGTTTGCATTCCTTCTGCCACTGCACTTTGCATCACGCTTGCAAGCTGTGATTCGTTGAGTACTTCTGTGCGTCCGCCTACATGTCCCACAAGTTCTGGCCCGGCCTCTCCTGCAATAAACATTGAACCTGCATTTACAGTACCGCCTGCATATCGTGGAATGGCGCTAAAGCTTGACATGAAGTCTTTTGTGATGACTCCTCCACTGCTAAATTGTGGTATGCTATGCCACCTTCCACCATAAAAAGCTCCACCTTCTGCTTTTCCTCCGCCACTTATAACACTACTTATAAATGCTGTTATTCCCGATAGTATCAGTGAGATTCCTGGTTGCCTTGTGACTTGGTTTACATATCCTAAGATCCCCGATAAAGACAGACCGCCAGTTTGCGCGATGTAAGAAATCCATGCGCCAATGCCGTTCAATGTCATTCCACCGACCTGCGCAGCGATGTTGGAAATCCATGCGCCAATATTGCTTAATGCTAGACCGCCAGTTTGCGCGATGTAAGAAATCCATGCGCCAATGCCATTCAATGTCATTCCATCGACCTGCGCAGCGATGTTGGAAATCCATGCGCCAATATTGCTTAATGCTAGACCGCCAGTTTGCGCGATGTAAGAAATCCATGCGCCAATGCCATTCAATGTCATTCCATCGTTTTGTGATCCGATATATGATACCCATGCACCTATATCTTTCAACGTCATCCCGCTAATTTGTGATCCTATATTTGATATCCAAGCACCTATGTTATTCAATGTCATGTTTGGGGTTTGAGAGCCAATATACGATATCCACGCGCCAATATTGTTTAATGTTAAATCTGGCTTTTGAGATCCAATGTTGGAAATCCATGCACCGATATTGTCAAGCGTTAGATTTTGAACTTTTGAACCTATATAGCCTATCCAAGCACCAATGTTATCAAGCGTCAATCCACCTGTTTGCGACACTTGGGATATGCTACCTTTTAAATCACTAATTGTTCGGTCCGAGATAGAGTCTTTCTTCTGCGTCAGCGCTGCTGTGAAATCGAGAGATTTCATATAATCAGGTAGTGCATTCTTTGCGTTTACGATGCTTGCCGATGCTCCTTGTATAGTCTTATCCTGCTCTGTAAGTTTGCTTGTATCAAGGCCACCAACTTTCAGCTTGACTTTAAACTCCTTGTCAAACATATCAGTCAAAGTATTGCTGATTCCTAACGTAAAATCATCACGTTTAAGTGTTTCTGTTACATCATCTAACGTATTTTTCAATTCATCTTTTAAAGATTTCCAAACACCTGTGAATTTTATTTTTCCAAGGTTGGTGCCAAATGATTCTGTCTTTATGCTTGCTGTATCAATCTCGGCTGAGTATCTGGTTGAAGCTTCGCTCATTTTGTCAAGCTCTGTTTCTGACTTGTTCAAGGTGGTTGTTAACCTATCCACATTTAGCATTTTCTCTTGCAGACTGTTGCTTGTTAAGCCTATTGCATGAGCTAAGACTGCTTCTGACCCTTGCAAGCTATCGACATCGTATTTTCCTTCGCGCATTTTTTTAAACAGGCCATCCATGGTTTTTGTCATTTCTGCCATTGTGCCATTTCCACCCATTAACTGATTCCAGTATGAGAACACGCTGTCTTTATTTGTTATTACACTGCTTACAAGTTCATCTACCGCGCCATTAAGAGCAATAGCTGAATCAGCCATAACTTTAGCTGCATCTGACATTGCAGTTTTAAAGCCTTCTGCAATAGCTGCATTCTTTTGGCTTGCTATTAACGCCTTTAAAGCCTGATCTGTGCCTTCATAAGCCGTTCCCACTTCGCCTATTAGTTTTGCAGCTTGCGGTGCATACTCTACGATTTGGTCATAGTAGGTTTTGAATAGTGACATGTCCGTCTCAGATAGACTTCCATTCTTTTTCAGCTTCTCATTCAGTTCAAGGAACTTATCGACAATTATGGAAACATTTTCAAATTTCTCAATTTCTTCCTGTTCCATTGCTGGCCATTCGATTTTAAGCTTTGAAAGTGCTTTGTTCAGATTGTCTGCGATAGCTGTATACTTTGTGTCAGGTCCACCAAAAACAGCAGCCCATGCGGTTTCAAACAATCCAAAAAAAGTATTGGCAACTATATTCGCACTTGTTTTTAAAAGTCCACCCCAGTTGATGCCCTTAATGAAGTTATTGATATCAACTCCAAGAGATCTCCAATTAAACGTTGCTGCAAACTCACTTATTGACGATAATACACCCTTAAAAGCTTCTCCAAGTGCTTTTCCTGCCTGTGAGAAATCGGTTTCTGCCAAAATGGTATTTGCGCTATTTGCAAGATCCTTTCCGATCTTTTTCCAATCAACTTTGACCGAAAATGTAAGCAACGACGCAGTAGCGGTATTAAGGCCATCAGAGAGTACTCCACCCAAAGCATTAAAATCAATGCCATAGAAAATGCTGTTGACTCCGTTTGCAAAATTGTTAGCGATACTTTTAAAATCAACTCCATTGATTGTTGTGCTGAGTGTACTTACAATTCCGTTGATCCCACTTGAGATTGTATTGCCTATAGCTTTGTAGTCTCTATCTGCAAAGATGCTGTTTATTGTATCTGCAAGCGCATTACCTGCCTCTTGCCATCCTGTAGTACCTCCAAAACTAATCGTTGACATATCAACTACAAATCCATCAAGGAAGCTCCACAAAGCCTTGTATTTGGCATTCAGAGTCTTTCCAAGGCCATCCCAATCAATAGTAGCTATCGCACTTCTAAGCCCACCTGACATAAATTCGCCAATTGATGTCCAGTGAGTTGTATCAACAAAGGTATTGATTGCACCTACAGCTGTGTTGACCGCTTCTCCAAGCGTTCTTCCAACGCTCTTATCAAGGTCTTCCGTCTCAAAGAAGCCGTTTATGAATGTTCCTGTGACTTTGGCAATTTTGTTTGCCTGCTCCTTGATTGGCTCCCAGTCAATGGAATCAAGTGCGTCACGGAGTTTCGTTCCAACTATTTTACCGATGTCGGTAAAATCGGATTTCGCCCAAGCGTCCTTTACGAGATCTGCAAAGTTAGATACTGCTCCTGGTATATCCTTTTTTGTAAAAAGTATAGGATCTTCCGTTCCTGAGCCGTTTCCAGAACCACTTCCATTTCCACTTCCTGAACCGCTGTTAGCTGCGTTATCGAGATCTTCCGAAAATTTTTCAATTTCGTCAAATCCCATTAACTCACGCTTTAACTCATCGGTCTTGTCTTTTAACTTATCAGTTGCGTCACTTGCTGCATCTCCTGCAGATGCTGTGCCGTTTAAACTGTCGCGATAGTCTTTGATGTTTTTTACAGCCACTGTATATGATGTTTGCCCTGTTATCGATGCTATGAAAGCACCTACAGCATTGATTCCTGCAACTGCATAATCAACAATTTGGTCAATAACTGGTGCAACAATATTCAGTATCGGTTCAAATGCCGCAGCCACACTATTTCCAACATATGACATGTCAGATGTCAGCAATGACAAGCTCTTATTTGCCCTATCGCTAAACATAACAAGGTTGTTGATTCCGTCCTTGATTCCTGATCGTAGCTTGTTAAACAGTACGTACAAAGACCGGATTCCAAAACCGTAGCGCAACACAGTTGTAATTCCGTGCTTTAATTTTTTGTTAAAATCCCCAAGACTAGCTGAGGACTGGCTGAACGGACTCTTTAACCCAGATAATGCGTTTTTGCTTGAACCAAAATTTAGAAACTCCCATGACAACTTTGCAAAGTTTTTTGTGAATGACAATATCTGCTTGTTTACTTTCACTGCAAAAGATCCTATTTTGCCAATTGCACCTGCAACAGATATCGCCTTTCCTACAAATCCACCCATGATGCCTGCCAAATCACTTATATCTGATTTTAACTGGGATAGGCTAAGTGGCAATTTTTGCATGTTTCGGTTCAATCTGTTGATATACTCTGGCATGTCTCTAAATATTGGTGGTTCTTGCGCAGCAGCAGCCAAGGCATCTTTAAATGTCTCTTCTGTTCTGATTACTTTTGATACATCTTCATTGTATTGTCTTAATTGATTTGAAGCGTTGCTTGTTTCCCTCGCAGTTTGACTCATTGTATTTGACAAGCCGTTGCCACGAAGTTCTTCTGGAAAACTGCTTGGCGGATACTCTTGCCATTCACTTTTTGGCTGTCTAAGCGTTATACCTTTTTGAGCTGCAATAGTTGATAAATCATTCGCATAAGCTATCGCTTGCGACAAGTCATCAACCATCTGTGATACACCATCAGTATCAAGAGTTCTCAATGCTTCTTGCATATTTTCCTTTAAGTGCACTATCTCTTTTGAAATTCCCACAAATTCAGTTTGAAGTTCTTCAACACTCTTGGGAACGTAAAATCCACCTAAAAATTTTTGACTTTCTTCCCTTGCTTGCTGTATCAGTTTTTCATAATCTTCTAACCACGGCACGCTCTCTGGTGCAACAGCTTTATTTGCTGCATTTTGAATGATGGTCTTTTCTGTATCTGATAGTCCAGTATACTTTTTTCCGATTATTGTTTTTAAACTTTCTCTATTCAGCTTTGCAATTCCGGAAAAGTCAATATTTTTCAAAGAAGCCAGTTCGCCCAAGCCAAGTTCTTTAAGGCCTTTGAATGCTCCTGCCAGGCCTTTTCCATCTCCTATAGCATTCGTAACGGATTCGATGGTTGACCTTAAATTGATAAGGTCTTTCATCTCACTATTCACAACATCGGTTACAGTCTGTTGTTCTTTTTCAAACGCTCTGGTCTTCTGCCCGATGGCGCTTGTAACTTCTTTTACGCTTTCTGTTTCGTTGTTTTCTGATAGTTTTTTGCCACCATAAACATCGTTTTCAGTGAGTCCATACTTCTCGCTAAGGTTAGGTATGTCTTTTGCAGCAAACTTTGACAGTTCGGATTCAATTTCCTGTACTGGAATCAAGCCATTTTTAATAACATCCTGTGATGTCATCACAGCTTCCTTGCGTATGTCTCTTAAGCGCTCTACTACGTCCTTGAACAGATCTGTTGCGTTCTTTGTAGTATCAAATGTGGTATTTATTGATTTGTTCATATCATCTATGAACGTCACAAAATCTGTGCCACTATTTGTTGTGGAGAAATTCTTTCCAAGTACACTTCGCAGATCGGCAAATTCTCTATCTGTCTTTAGGTCATTTTTTACACCAATCGGGATCTTTATATTTCGAGCTTTTTTGATATAGTTATCAAAAGCCTTTTCAACACCATCTAGCTGTCTGATCTCCTTAACGTTCTGTGCAATGGTATTTTTTACATTTTCCATCGCACTTTCCACGTTCTCCATGGCTCGTTTCCATGTGTCCTCGGAAAAGATTGAACCCTTCTTTTCGTTAAGTTGCAAGTTGTTAAGCTTAATAGATGCTTCTGCAAGTTCTCTTACAGATTTTTCAACCGCTGCAATTCCTGCCTTATTGGTTATTCCTGTCAACTTCGTCAGTCTTTGCGTTAACCCGTTTACAGACGTTGAATAATGATCAATTCCGCTTTTGTTGTCGCCCAATCCAGTTAGGGATTGTTTCAATGCTTCAATATCGAATATAGCCTCTTTGATATTTGTTTTAGCCTCAATCCGTATTGAATCAATATTTACCTCACTCATTTTATCCCTCCTCCCTAGATTGGACTCTCTGGCAATCCTTGCTTTTCAAGTTGTCTGATTCTTTGTTTCATTTCGTACACTGCGATTTCTTCGTTGGATTCCACATTACCGTTTTTGTTTTTCTTTTCCTCCTGCTGTAAGAAAGGCATATCTGGATATTCAAATGGTGGCGTATGCTTCCCTTTAAACCACTGACTATTGCCCAGCGTTGATAAGATAGACATTCTTACATACCTGCCAAGCATGTGGTTTTGCATATCAACTTGCTGTTGATGCAGCTTGTAAGCAAGCTCATATGGTTTTAACTCACACGGGCACATATTGCCTATTTGTTCAGTGGTGAAGCCATATTGTTGCGTAACGCACAAGAAATATGGAAGCAACTTTTCATCGTAATAATCAATTGGATCTATTACTCTGTTTTTTCTGCTTCCGCTTCCTTCTCCGCTTTCATCCGCAGAACTTCCTTTTTGAAAAAACCATTCTGCATCACCTCTTTTAGCAGCTCTTCAAACAGCTCCCTAATACTTGAGTCTTCCTGATCGGTATACTCATCAATCAATTCACATACCTTTGTTTTTGCCTCTTCTTTACCTTCGTTCGTGTTGTAATCGTATCCAAACTCGTCCTTATGTCTTTTTTGCAGCCCCACAAGCAAAAACTCCGGAAGCATATTAAGCGTCATTTCAATCTCATCAACAAAATCATCACCGGACTGTTGAACTTCTTTAATTTTCTTTAAAATCCCGCTTTTTGTAGTTGCTTCGATTCCAAACTTGATTTCGTAATTCATAAATTTCATGATTCATTCTCCTTTAAACAAAAAACGGGAAGCATAAGCTTCCCGAATATAACTATTACATTTCTTTCTTTGCCAGTGTAATTGATGTTGGATAACCATTCTCATCCTCTGTTACAGATACGCTATAATTATCCTCAATCCATCTTGGAACGGTTACAGTGGCAATTGTTGCAGTTCCTGTAAGGTGATCTTCCGTTGCTTCATCCGGTGCAAAAGACTCTGTTCCTACGAATGCCACAATTCCTTCTGAACCTTTTCCATCTGTGCCATAAAGAATGCAGATATCTAATTGCTTTCCTTCGTTTTTTACAAGCTCATCTTTGTATTTTTTTTCAAATGCGCCTGGTACTTCCATTGATGCAGCTGCTCTTCTTCCCTGCTCCTGAGTCTCTATTAAGTCTTCCAAGGTTGATGTATCAACCATATTAACAGTACCAAAAGGTGATGGAATTGACTTCGCCCTGATCAAGAGCTTATATTCACCTGCCCAATAATCAGCCGCACCATCTTCCTTTGTCTTCTCTCTGTAGATGATTCTACTTTTTAAACCTACTGCCATTTTGTATTCCTCCTACTAAAAAAGCCCCATCTTGCCGATGGAGCTTAAAAAATATCATTCCAATCAAATGTTCTTTCAAAACGTGCTACATAGCGATATATTGGCGATTGATTGTCTGCGTATGGTGACATCTTTACATCGAACATAAGCTTTTTTAGACAGTCCATAATTTCTGCCATTATAGTTCTGCAGTCTAGCTGTGATGTGTTGCTATACACTTCAATTTGGAATCCTGCCACTATAGTATTGATTCTTGTGCGTTCCAGATCGGAGTTTGCTTCGCTTCCACCCAACTGGTGGACGTACACGCACGGGAAATTACGCTGCGAATCATTGCTTATATTTGAGGTGGTGTACATTATTTGCGGATATCTTTTCTTTAGCTTGTTGTATGTCTTGCCTTTCACAAGGGATAATACTTTGCTCTCAAGGTCGATGACCCATTGATTCTGAGCCACTATCCAAACACCTCCCTTGCAATTCTTTCAATATCATGTCTCATTTGTGTTGAGGCATGATACATGAATGGTCTTGACGGCATACCTTCTGTAAAGTACCACTTGCCATCTCCCCCCAGATAATACCAACCATATCTACCATCTGCCGTTTTTCTAATCGTTTTCCCTTGCGCGTAAACGGCCGGAAGCTTGCCCGGATACGGAGTAGTAGCGCCTATAATTCCTGTTCCCATTTCTACATAGATAGCATGTTCTGAATCAGCTTCTACCGCAAAGATAACTCGCTCTGCGTTGCTCTCTATCTCGGTTGAGTGAATGCTATTTACAAGTTCGCCAGTAAATACTGCATCCATCGTCAAGACTTCTTCTGTTGCTTTTTCAACTCCGTAATCAGTAAGCTTCTTCATGAAAAGCTCTACTCGCGTTTGGAACGTTTTCTGGTAACGTTCCAACATCCTTATGGCTTCATCTACTCCGCTCACCTTTATTTCCAAAGCCTTTGCCATTAGGTTTTTTCCTCGCTTTGCTGCAATACCTGCAGATAGTAAGACGTTTCATTCAGTGCTTCATTCATGATTCCACTCACTTGATAGTCAGCAGAATTTTCATCTGGTGATCCGTTTGGTTTCGTTTTGATTTCTGAGTGTAGCCAGATTCTTGCTCCAAACGGCAAGCTAAGTTTGTTTCCGTTAGAGTCTTTTGCATGTTTAGCTAAGATGAGCGTAGCATAATTGTTTGTGCTGTCGCTTCCCCATGCTCGCATGATAGCGTTTTTTAGCTGTGATGTGATTGTTCCCCAAAACTTCACAGGATTGCTATAAAGCACTTCCATTTCACCGCTTTCTTTCGGGATTTTTTTGCCTTCATCATCGGTATAAAAATATACCTCCCCATCAGCTCCAACGTAACTCTCGTACTGAATTTCACCATTTTCGTCTCTCAGATATCCAGGCACTTTTCCGACTTGGTACGAATACCACATCTGTTGGCGATTTCTTCTACTTGTCCGTGCCATCTTTTAGCTGCTTGTATACCTGATTGATACCAGTGCTAGATAAACCTGATACAATGCCGACAGCAATCGCATTCAGAATATCCTGCGCTGGGAAGTCTGGTATGACATACATTCCTAAGACTCCCAGAATGCCGCCAAAAGCACCCACAATGACCGGAATGTAATTATCCTTGACTGCTGGAATTGTCTTGGCTGCAAGCCCAATTAAATAGCAAATAACCACAATTGCAATCACGGTAGTCATGCTCGATATATCCATTCTATTTACCTCCTCCACTCTTGATGTGTAACTCTTTGATCTCTTCATACATCTTTTTAACCATACCGTTTCCGTTCAAATCATGATAGGCTTCATACATTTCTTCAAAGTTCTGATAAGCATCGGACGGTATCTCTCTCAGCTGTGTGTATTCCGTGTAATACTTGATCAGCTGCACACGCAATAACAGCATGGTTCCTCTCTCGTTCGCGTTCCTGCTTTTCTTCTGTTGTTGCAGAAGCCAAACAATGTATCCTAAAGCAATCGGAAGGATGATTGTGTATGTTTGTAATAAAAATTCTTGCATTTTTTATATCTCCTGCTTATATTTTTGCATATTGCCCACCGCCGCTTTAATATGCACCCTGCCAGCGTATTCGCAAACATTGCAAACACACTGGCGAACATCCTTCTTAGATTGTTGCTAACGGTATTATTCCAGCAAATAAAGTGTTCCTATCCACCATTGTTCGCTGAATGGAATCCTCACTGTGCTGACTCTCGCCCTCAAAGCCAATCGAGTTATAATCGTACAAAGCCAAATTGCGAATCTGGCTATAGTACCTGTCTAAATCTTGTGCAATCATTCCGTCCGTATATCCAAGTGGATATCTTCTTTTGTCTCGGACCTCTCTAATTGCACTTTTGATTTTTTGCTTGAGTAACGGTCCCGAAAAGCTGCCGCCTTCTTCATCATTTGAAAGTTCAACTTGCAAATCAAAAAAAAGCTCGTCTGCAAGGTTGTCTGTATAACTCATACTTTCTCACCTCCATCAAACAGCTTTTGGTTTCTTGCCTCTTCGCTTTGGTTCATCATCAACTTGCAACTCTGGAATTTCGATTTTCTCTTCCATTGGGACATCAATCTCTGGGGCATCGTTTTTCTCTTCCATTGGGACGTCTTCACCAGCTGCATAGTAGACTCCGTTAAGCTTGATCATGTGATCAAATTTCATTACTTGACGTCAAGTACAAATGTGCTGTCGATGCCCTCATATGATGGAAGCACAATCTGTGATACGCTGGTTGTAGTCTTAATAGGTGGTCCCTGCTCGGTTTTGGTCGCAATTGCAATGCGGTTGTCAAGCATGGCAACATCCACATTTTTATTTGACATCAATGTACGCTCTTCTGGTGTTACACCATAATATGTTGATCCCAGTGTTCCTGCACCGATTATGGTTACTTTGTCATCCGGATAGAACTTTTGAGTCTTTCCCTTGTAGTCAATGTACATCTTGTCATAAATGATAGGTGTCAGACCTGTCTTTCGCGTGAAGATCTCCTTAACAGTTGCTTCATCGGTAAAATCAACCGTCTTACCAGAAGAAGTGATTAAAGCGTTCTTAATCTGCTCGTTTTCAACGAGATAGTCAAAGGTAGTGCTGTTCATCATCGCATAGCGAGGAAGTACTCCGATTGACTTTAAATATTTAGTACCCTGCTGAACGTCTTTTAATGGCTTCGCTGTGTCAGGATGATCCCAAGTATCAGCGCCTTCGATTTTCAAATAATGCTTTTGCTTATATGTTCCATCGCTATCGTAATCGTAGCCATAAACCATATTGTCACTCTCTGGTTCCCCGGTTCCTATTGCAATAGATGGCTTTCCGTCCTTTGGCGCAAGTAGTGCCATTCGCATTACTTCGGCAGCGATTTCTGCACCGTCAATAAGCCTTGCAGCATCATTGTAAATTGATGATATAATGTCTCCAATGAATGGGCTATTAGCGTCTTCTATCTCCATGAGTCGCATTAAATCTTCCTCTCGTACAGTCATGCTCTCACGGAAAAAGATCATCTCTGTAGACTCCTGCTTGAATCCCTCACGGACTCTGATCATCGGAATTGCATCAAAATTGCTTGGCTTTAAGATGGCATTTAAGCCTTTGTGTGTCTTAATCCATTTTAACGACAAGCCCAGCTTCTTTCTGTTTGGGAAAAAAGCCTTTCCGACAAAGCCCATGGCATTACTTGGATCTTGTGTACGTCTTGCGGCAACTGCCTGTGAATCATAAATATCTGTAATTAAAACTGCCATTGCTCCTCCTTTTTACTCAACCACGATCATAGGCAGGATCTTAGTTAAGTCTGCATCATAAGTGATTCCTGCATTCTGTTCTGCTCTTGACTTGTTAATGTATGCCTTTTTGAGAATCGTTCCTTGTGGTCGATGCTCATACACATCAAAAAGTAAGATTCCAGCTCCGCCTGTCCATGGTGTTGCTGCAACTACTGTTCCTGTTCCGCTAATTACGCTTCCTGCTTTTACAACCTTCTCTCCGGTATCACTATCAGTAGTGCTGACATCTGTAAAATCAATAGTCATTGGCACTCCTTCGAACACCTCTCTGTTTAAGATCTCTGCACCGGATGGACGTATCTCGGTTGTTGCATATCTCATGTCTCCTCTTGCCATTTCTTACTTCCTTTCTTTACATGTATTGCTTCAAAACACTTTCATCGACCTCTGTTGAATACGTCGGTAGTGACTTCATAAGTTCAACAGCCTTGCTCTCGTGACTGTCTCCGTGGCCGGCATTGACTTCGCCGCGCTCTGCCAAAAACTCCTGCATCATCTTTGATTTGAGCGTTTTCATGTGCTGCCTCAAGATTTCGTTTTCCTTATCTCCATCTCCGTCAGCTCTTGCCTCGGCGTACTGTTGTGCTACTTCCTTGGACATTTCCAAAGTGTCCATGTATGTATTGGTAGATTTCATAATCGTCAGCTCGCGCTGCATTGCCTTGAACTGCTTGTCTCTCTCGGCTTCTGCTTCTTTCTTTGCTTCCGCTTCCTTCTCTTGAGCAGTCATCTTTTCTCTGAGCTGCTTTGTCTTAGCTGCATTCTCGGATGCCAATGCATCAGCTTTGTTTGTGAGCTTCGCGATCTGCGCGTTTGCCTGTGCAAGCTGCACTCTTAATACATCAGCATCAGTTTCCGGTTCGTGATCATCACCTGATCCCTTTGGCTCTTCATGAGTTTCAACCTCCGGTGTCGGCTCTGCAAAAAGCTGCAGGTTTAATTTTCTCTTGGTGGCATTGCGTTCAAATGTTTTGAAAATCGGCTGAGTCTTCATAGATTCATTCCTTTCTGCGTTTGTGCGGTTCTCTCCGCTTTGATTTGTGCGATTATTAAGCTCTTCTCTGAGCTGTTTTGCTCCTTAAAGTCCGTCTCCGACTTGTTTGCCCTAATTTTGTGCAAACAAAAAGCCCTTCAAACCTTCGTTTAAAGAGCCTATTCTTTGCATAAATTAAGAGTACGTCACCCAGCAGCGACAATTGATCACTTCCTCCGGGTTAGTAAAAGCAACTGCCATATCGTGCGGATACCGCATAAGTGCTTTGCCTACTAAAAAGTAGTCGTTTATCGGTATTGTTGTTTGATCTTCCTTGTGATGTGTTTCGCGTTCTTTTCCATCTATAATTGTGTTCCATGTTTTGTATGTTTTATTTCTGGTCGCCTCTTTGAAGTCTTTATGGTTTAAAAAATCGAGGGCTGTGTTTTCGCTGACCAGACGTATTCGGTCTTCTGAAACATAATATTTTTCGTTGACATGATCCGCAGTTACCTGTGCTGTAGATAAACAAAAATCTGATATATAAACCTTTGTCTCGCTGTCAAGATCGATATATCGCGCAATCCATTTCAACAATTTTGCTTCAAATTGTTCTGCTGCTTTCTTGGCATCAACTCTACCTGTCTCTTTCATGATCAAGATGAGTAAAATTAAAAAACGCATATCATCTTCAATTTTATTTGAAAATTCAACGCGTTCTTGTTTTTGCTTTTTTGTGATTCCCATTTCACCAAAAAATCTATTGTATGGCATGGACCGTATCTTTTCGATTTCATCAAAACCAAATATCTGTGCCATATCATCGCCTTATACTTTCCCAGTTATAGGGCTTGTTTCCAACTGATCTATTTGTCTGTCAGTTGGTTCACTGTCTTCCGTTGCTGTGGTTCCGCTTGATGCAGCAGCCCTTTGTACTGCTTCTATCATTTCCTTGCTGTCGTTCCATGTAGCCTCGGTGTCTTCAAAACCGTCAATAAATTTAAGTGCATGTCTACCATGTACACCAGTCTTAATAAGGGTTGATAAAGCATTTGCTTTAACAGACATGTCATAGTTCTTTCTTCTTGAGAAGTGGAAATTGATATCTCCAACATGTACTTTTTTGATTGGGTCATCGTCTTTAAGCACATTTGATGGAGTTAATTGGAGTACTTTTATGATAAGCTTAAGCTCCTCTCTCTGTGCCTTGCTCACAATCTGCTCCTCACGCACAGCGTCAATCTCAGCTGCACTCCATCCACTAGACATATCCATTGCCGTTCCCGTTGAGCCACCGCCTTCTGAATCTTGTTGTGTAGGCACTTTGCATTTTTGTAAAATTCTTCGCCAGCGTGTATCTATCGCTGTTAATGTTGCGTTTGTATCAAATGCATTAGATAGCGCCTTGATTTGCGGTGTCTTTCCATCTGGTGTTGTGCTAGTAAGCACCCATTGCCCTGACTTCACTTCTATAGGCTTCTTAGTTTTGGGGTCAACTGGGAAATCAACATCATTACCCCACCATATCTCCTGAGTTTGTTGTGCTGTAAGGTTTGCAAAATCAGAGACTAGCGTGTTAAGTTCGATACAGTCTGATATTTGCCTTTCAAAGCAGCCTGTTCTGTCAACAGATCTCTCGTATTCAACTATCGCTATTTTTTTGAGTGGATTTAATGATTTTTTAACAATTTTGCCTTTTGAGACTTCAAAACGCATCTTAGGAGTGAAACACGTGAAATATTGTTCACCATTGTCTGTTCTGTATGTTACTCCCATTAGCTTCTTTTGTTTGGCATCATTGCTATATACGCAAAAAGCATATCTTGGGTCTAACGTATATATATCCACAAGAGCTTCGTCATCTTCTTCAAAATCGGTTTTAACGTCAACAAGTCGATATCCTACACCTACTTTTTCAACAAAATTGCCAAGCTCCTGATTCTTGTAACCTATGTCGCAAGCATTTGTAAGCATTTCGTTAAGTGCAGATATTCCTTCATCGTCTAAGCCTGCTGGTGTTTTGTGAGCGTCTTTGTCAGATCGCTGTATCAGCATTGCTGGTGTTCCCCAGAAATACGCCATTTTGAAATCAGTAATGTAGTTTGCGGCATTATCAGTTACTTTAATATTGATCTCAGGGCGAACAATTTTGGGTCTGTCCAGTGGTTGATCGCCGGCTTCAAAATCTATAAGATATTGCATCTCTAACCGATTAAATTTATGCTTCTCATATGCTTTTGACAATTCTTTGATTATGTTGTCGGCAGTAATTTCTTTTGCATCCGTATATATTTTCTGTCTTCCTTTTAACGTCCACATCCTGTTCGCCCTCCTTTCTTAATAAAATCTTTTGCCGCTGCTGCTTTTAGCTTGTATCTTTTTTATAGGCTTAACTGACTGTACAGTACCGTCTTTTGTAAGAATGCAAGTCATTTGCTCACATTTCCTGCATTGCACTTCAAAAGCGTTTGTCGCTTTCTTGTCATAGTGGAAAATAATTCTTCCACAATTGGGGCATGTAATTATCTGGTTACTCATAGCGTTTCAGCCGACAGCAGCATGGAGTCTTGCAATTTGTATACTTCGTCCTGGAAAGACTCGTAATCGGAATTGCATTCCTTCCGGTTCTGCTTGTATAACTCATGGTCGTTTATCCAGTTGCTAAACTGTACCTCTTTAGGATTGTTTGAGTTGATCGATGCTTGAAACGCGAAAACCACTTGATCATTTACTGTGCTGTCTCCTGACAGTGATATACTCTTGCTTCTAATCGTTAACATAGTCATCTCCTTTTTGGGTAATAAAAAAGCGCCATACATATGTAAGGCGCAGTTAACTTTATTTCATATTTTTCTAGTATTGAGACTATCATAGTAATAGCATGTATTCAAGATGATATCTTGTGTCATTTAGTGATATTAAATGATAGGTTTTAGTGTTATAGGTAACCATGAAATTCCAATTAAAATGTCATAGTTAATATTGAATTGTTTTTTTATCTACCTACCAATGTTTTCCTTGATTGATAGCTTGATTACTCTCTTGATTACTCTCTTGATTACTCTCTTGATTACGGGAGTTCTGAAGGCCGCATAAATGCTAGCTTTTTGATATGCATAGGTAACCAAGAAATTCCACATGAGTAACCAAGAAATTCCACATGAGTAACCAAGAAATTCCATAAAATATGAAAAGGTAACAATTTTATATTTACAATGGTAACTTATGGTGCTATAATAAACATAAAAGTAGAGAAAGAGAGGTTTTACATATGGCTAGAAAAAAGATTGGACCAATAACCAGTTTAGGAAACGGGGACAAACTTACTGTCCAAAAAAGTTTACCGCTGTTTTCCCTGTGGCGTTCTGAGCTATCGCTTGCAGAATTTAAAATACTCGATACATACCTATCGCGCATAGATAGTCACAAGCCGGAGAAACGAGTTGTGGTATTTGAAAAAGGTGAGCTTGAAAAGATTCTAGGAGTAAAAAAAATCAACAATCAAGACCTCAAGGCAAGATTAAAGCATCTTATGGGAAATGTAATAGAAGTGCAAGATGATAGTGAAAAACAAGGTTTTAGATTGGTGACGTTATTTGAAGAAGCAACGGCAGAACAAGATGATTACGGTCTGTGGCAAGTAAAGCTAGAGTGTTCTCAAAAAGCGATGAAGTATTTTTTTAATATTGAAAACCTCGGATATCTTCGGTATAAGCTGCGCTGCATAACATTACTCACAAGCCGTTACACTTATATCATGTTTACGTATCTTGAACAAAACCGTTTTCGAAAAAATTGGGAAGTGCAGCTTGATGAATTAAGGCAAATACTTGATTGTGATAAAGAGGAACTGTATAAAGAATACAAGTTCTTTAATCAAAAGATATTGAAACGTGTTCAGAAAGAAATGGATGAAAAAACTGAATGTCGGTATACATATGAACCCATTAAGAAAGGGCGAACGGTAGTTGGTATAAGATTTGAAGTCGAAACATTACCTATATTGGAAGTGCAAGTTCCAGAAGCGCCAGCGCCGAAGGAAGATACATTAGATCGTCCACTTTGGGAAAGTGCATTGGATGACTGGAAACTATCACAGGCACAGCTAGAAGAGCTGCAGACGCTACTCGTAACAGTACCAGTTCATAAGTTGCCTAGCTGCCAGAAGGAAGATCTGGAAAAGGCTTACTACCAGTATGTGGCGCAGAAAGCCGCTGAAATTAAGCGAAGAAATGAGCAGAAGCCGATTCGCAGTCGATTTTTGTACTTGCGAAAGCTTATACAAGGAGATGTATCATCCAAAACAAAACAATCATCACAGGCAGTTGCTAAAGGCACTCAAGTATTTCAAAATTTCACGGAACGTCAAGACAACAATTACTCGGAAAAAATCATGGATAAGTTAAAAAGTGATTTAAAGGAATTTCAGGAAAATCAAAGTTGCTGAAACATCAGATAGCAGGGGAAATTTGCTTCCCCTGCTATTTTTTATTGGTTCAGATATTCACTCCCAAACTTTTTCTCAAATTCGTTTAATGCTTCTTTGTGAAGCTTAAAAACATGTCGTTGTGTAAAATGTAACTCATCTACTATTTCGCACCATTGTTGCTGTGCAACGTAACGTTTGAACAGTATATTATAATACTTGAACTCAAGTTGCTCCATTTGAACAATGATTTTAGATTTTAAGTCCACAAAAGAATCAATCATTGAATCAATCTCGCGTTCCATATCTATCAGCTTACAAATCGTAGATGCAGTCTTGTCTGTGACATGTCCAGTTTGCACATTGACATCTTTTACACAGCTCGGAACTGAGCAAAGCATATTCTTTAACTGTGTTTTTTCATAAATCTTGTTTGATATTTTAAGATCAAGTACGCTAATTTGTGAAAGATAGTGTTTTGTATCCATACATGTCTCCAATCTTAATAGATGCTGTTAATGATTCTTGTTGGTCTTGGTTTTCTGCGCTGTATGCGTAATGCGAAGTTTGCAAATGTATCTGGTACGTCATCAAGCTGCTTTTTTCCACTGGTGGAGTACTGGGCCAGAAGAGACATCATTACACCATATGGTTCTTTTGGTGTATAGAGTTTTTTGTCTTTAAAGACAACGTGCTGCAGTATCCAGTTTGAGCACTGATATATTCTTGCTTCCTTATTCGTTTCGGTCATTCGAGATGATATGTTGCAAATCCAGCCTTTCTCAAGAACACGTTTATCAACTTCCAGAGAGACACGGTCTCCGCCACTATTGCCCTCAAACTCGCAATCTTCAACCTTGTTGTCAGCAAGGAGATTTGCGGAATTTTCATACTGAGCTTCATAATCAGAAGAATTGCTGCATACGCAATCTACGCAGTAATACAAATCTTTTCCTTCGTACTTTATAAGTACTGGAAGAACGAAGAAATCAGTACCTGTTGATTTTGTATCGGCTTGAGCAGTGATACGTTCAATTTTCGAGGTTGGAAGTTCCTTGTATCGCATGATTTTTTCTTCTGGAAACAGCAGTCCTTCTCTTTCGACTGGCTGTTGCATGTAAAGGCAGTTGTATGACACATCATCCATCAACAGCGCTTGCTTTGCAAAGAACTCCTTTGTAAAGCCACCTATTGCATAGTCAAAGTTGCTGTCGCCTGTCTCCGGGTCTGTGGCAGGAATAGAAATAACCCTTACGCGGTTGTTTCCATCATATATATCTATCAGCCTTCCAATAACATCTTGAGTTGACCAACGTGTTGCTTGCATGATCTCTTTGCAAGGATTATTATTGCTATCAACTGTTTTTCGCTGCAATGCATCTACAGTATAAGCTCCCCACATCTTGTCAAGGTAGTTCTTGTTCAAGGCTTCTTCTAGGCTACCTATCATATCATCAGTAAGTAAAAATTTGCTTGCACGAACTTTTCCGGCACTCTTCGCGCCTACAGATGTTGTTTGCAAAGATGGAAATGGCTTATATTTTCCAACATTGAATTGTTGCATCAATGCATTTGTTGATGTGATTTTTAGATCTGGGAAGATATCGTGCCAAGCGTATTCAAGTGAATCATCAACCATTTGGTAAACACCATCGTAATACATTCGCGTAATATCGCCTGAGTGCGAATAGAACAGACTATAATCGTCTGGGAACCAACCAATTACGGCTGAATGGAAGAACTTGAGCAGGGTCGTGTTATGCGTAACAATATAATCGTCAGTGACATATAAATGTGACGGATCATCAATATATATACACTGGCATTCATCAAGCCCGACATATTTAATTGATTTTATTCTGCAGTATTCAAAATGGTTGAAGTTTTCACCAGAAATACAAGGTATGTAAAAGTGAGTTGGTTTGTAAAGCATTCTTGAAGTCTCTACAACTTTTTGATATCCAGAAACTCCAAGTGAAGTTTCGTAAATTGATAACCATAAATGATTATCAGATGCTCTGCATTTATAACCGTTTTCAAGCGTTATTTCGTAAATTTTACGCAAACCTTGGGGAAAGATTCCAGTTACGGTTGATTCATTGCCATTTGCAGCAAATACTTTGTCGCCAACCTTTAAATCACCCATCTGAACAAAACCGTTCGGAGTAAGTACCTTTGAATATAATGGCTGTGCCTTGCCTGTTCCGGGCGGCATGGATATACACAGAATGTCGTACTTATCATCAAGCATTCCTTGATAAGATTCTATAAGTTGGAACTTCTCGAATTGCTTAATCTTTGGCTTGTAGAACATCTTTCGAGGTTCGCGCTTGTGCTCCAAAAACAATAAATAATCATTGAATATTCTTGCTCTCGCACCATTCAGATAGGTCTGCCAATACAGTTTGTCCCACTCGTCACCCTCTACTTTTCTGTTACGATTGCAGTACCACCTGACATAGCTATTTACATGGTCGCCATACCCTCTATACGCATCAAGATTCTTAAAATCGCGATTTGGTATAAACTCGTTGGCATCAAGCAGAATCAGTCTTGCTCCGCCGCATAAGGTGTTGAGCTGACTGTATGTAGGCTGCATGATGATCTGACGCTGTATGTTCTCCACACGTTCTTTATGCTGTCTTAGCTCTAACAAAAAGAGACTCCTCCTTTTCTAACACTTAAAGAAGAGCCTCCATTTTGGCTGTTACATAATCACCATTTTGATTATGCCGTTTTAATTATTTTCTTACTATGTCTTCTCGGTTTACCCAACCGTAGACGTTATCGCCTATGATGTGATACTGATGCTTGCCACTCTCACAAATACTCGTTACAGTTGCAACCTCTGGAATTGCAGTGATTGGTTTATCAGCCCATGCTGACATATACTGTTTATTGCCCGTAAATTGGACTTTATCGCCTAAGTTTATAACTTGTGCGTTGGTATTTGGAGAATAGCTGTAATAGCCACTTCCTGCCTTTGTAAAGGCATATCCGCAAGCCTCTCCAGGCCATACAATCTTATACCAACCAGAAGCAGTGATTTCAAGGACTTCTACGGCTACAGAAGTCTTGATTGTATCAAGCTTCTTTGCAGATGTATCTGCTCCTGTGCGGATGTTCATAGGTGTGAGTGCGACTGCTGTTCCAATACCCTTGCCACAAAGGCTCGTATTGCCCTCTGTGCTGTTCTGAGGTGGTTGGCTACCAGACTGTCCAACCATTGTGCCATTGTCAAGGACAACTACTGTATGCCCTTGTGTGCAGGTACAGAGAATATCCCCTCTCAATAGATAATCTGAAGACTTGGTATGCTTTGCATCTGTCAAGATATCAAACAATTTTGTTTTGTCCAAAATTTTAACTTCAATTAGAGTTGAAAACCATTCAATCTCTCTTTGTGCCGCAAACGCAACGCATGTACGAACAAGGCTGCTACAATCTGTATTCGCAGTAACATTTACCTTTGAGCAATCCCATCCATACTGTTTTGATTTATCGTACAGCTCCCATGATCCGTCCTGATTGTAACCAATCAAATTGTTGGCACACGCTGCTTCCATGCAGATTGCGATACGCTCACGGATATTTGCATCCTTCGCGCGGATTATAACCCAGCCCTTATCGTGCAGATACCATGGCTCAATCGCCACCTCAAGTCCTGTCTGGTCGCCTGGCTGTCCACCCTTCAATTTTCCGTTCTCATCAATTCTTGCTGATCCTACTTTAACCATTATTAGTCCTCCTCATAGATGATTTTTAAACCATATGCCGAAGCAGCATTATGATCGAGCCAACAACCAACCGCGTTTTTCCATCCTTTACAAAAGTAAATTGCGTTAGAACGGGTTATGCGAATAAAAAGCTCAGCAACAAAATATTCAGGAACGGTGACTACGCTGCTTTGCTCAAGAGAAGCCTTGGAGTTGTACCATTCTTCTAAAAAAGGAATATCTATAGGTTCATACCCCATTTCTTTTAAAGCTTGAACGGCTTTTTCTCTTGTGGTTTTAATTTCTTCAATGGTTTTCCCACAAGTTGGCTGCGAAATCATAGCCATCTTAGCTCTGCTGTTAAGGCTCTCACTGTTCAAACGCCAAACAATCCAATCATCGGATGCAATGTTTGAAAAAGTATAATCTGGATTAGCTGTTTTTCTAATGTCAAACTCCTCACCATCTTTTGTGTGGATGATGATGGTCTGCTTTTCTTTGGACCAGTACCAATAGCCTGCCCATGACGGAAGCTTTATCAATGCACCCTGTTTCATCAATCCAAATGCTTCTGAAAATTTCATGTGTACTCCTCCTTTAAACTATTAAGGCTATAATTGTTGTCGGTCAACAACTCGGTCATAGAATGGCCGAGCATGCAAAGTTTCCCTTGAATACCGGACACTCAATTTCCGCCCTTTGAAAATAAGTCCACATTACACAATACGAATAACGCAGGCAGATCCTCTCCGGACAGTCCATCTTACAGTCATGCCGTAAGAAGACGGTGGTTGTTGATATGTTCTGCTCTACTCACAGATGAGATCCTACAGCATCAAGTAAGATGTTACAGGATCCCGTCTGCTTTCATGCAGATGCTGCTTGTTTTGTTTTATATGCGATATGCCGTTTTTCATATACGATTCGAATCGCATTCTGTAAATTCTTGTGGCTGTATTGGTGTTCCTTACACAATTCCAGTATCTCTCTATCACCTGCCCGTTTTCGGATATTGACAGCACCAACGTGGTCTGCATCATCCTGATACCCGCAGCTTGTACAGCAGAATCCTTTTGAGTGTCGGTTCTCTGCATTCAGATTGCTGCATACCGGGCATACCTGACTTGTAAAATCAGGTGCTACCTCAAAAAAAGTCACATCCTTTTTGATTCAGTGCTTCCATCAGCTTTCTTTGAAGCTTTCCCCTGGCAAATGTGGAAAACATTCCATTAACCTTACGACTTTTATTGAATTCCTTAATATCCAACTTCTCAATCGCAGTCAGTGTATCTTTGGAAATGCTGTCCACATAGGTTGTGACTGATTTCTTGATCTCGTGATCCAGCCGTGCATAGTAGCAGCGTTTTTTACGATATGGTGCTTTTGCCGTCTGAATCATTCGTTCCAGATGATCCATCTTTTTGATGAGAGAACGTCTCACATCCTCCGGCAGATCATGTTTTCTCAAAAAGTGCTTAATTTTTCGTTTCTTGTTTCGAAGGTTCGCGAGTTCTGCAAAGGCAGGCTCTACCTCTTCATGATAAAAGTCAATTACCGGACTCATGGAACCGATTGCCCTTCCGTCGGATGTATGAAAACAGTCCGAGATTCCGGTATCCACTCCAATACAATTTGTTGTTGCAGGCTGCTGTCTTGTTGAATCATAAGACCAGCCAATTCGAAGATTCCCTTTTCTCACCTGCATCAGAACAGTTCCTGCCATCTTGCTATTCTGAATCTTATGTAAAAAATGCCTGCTGGTATCAATCGGGATCGTGATTCGCTGTCTTGTTTTTAATGGATTTGTAATAATGATTACATAGGGCATTTTGGTATCCGTAGATTGTTCGATCTTCATTAAGCGTAAGTCCAATGGAACAGATACGAAACAAAGCTTTGGGACACGATACTCCAATGATTTTGATGCATATCGCCCCTGAAACTCCAGCTGCAGATCAGAAAATTCCTTTTCCGACATTTCATGAAGTGTTTTTGTGCAGTCCTCATAAAACGTGCCTTCTATCTGTCGCATTGTTTCTTCCATCTTTTGCTTTGAGCATCCCATGACAGACATGGCAAACAATACTTTTGACTGTGCAAATATCCCCATACCTTCTGACAAAAGATCCAGTCGGATATTATTCAAACGACCCGATACCTGCACGACTGCCGCATCAAATGCATTCTGGCAAAATGCAGAATTGATTCCTTCCGGACGAATGGCTTTTTCAAGCTTTCGCATTTGGGGATCTTTCTTATCATTCTTTACCAGTTGAAGTACGATGTCAGGATTCTTTTCCAACAGATCAATGTCACGATTGATGAGAGCAGTATACGAGTTCTGCATCTGCTGTAAGATAACAAGCTTTTCCTTATTCGGCCGACCATACAGAAAAACACTCTTTGTAATGGTTGTCTGGAAAGAACTGTTCTTTTTCTTTCTTGCCTTTGGCATGGCCCCTCCTTTCGTCAGTACTGTTTTGACTGGTGTTCGATATACTTGCGGATGGTCTCTTCTGAGATATCTCCAATCGTTTCCAGGTAGTAAGAATGGTTCCAAAGTTCTCCTTTCCTAAGTGTTTGGCGACAGTTTTCTAAGTTTTCCGCACTTTAGCACGGCAAAATTCATTTCCAAACTCTTGTTATGGTCCTTTAAAATCAAATGTATTACATATGTTTACTATGTAAACGTAAAGTTTACTCGTGATGAGTTGCCTTAAATCCCCATTCTGGCAAGAAATTGATCTCATAATGGTACTTGTCTACCTCCGAACCAGAGATGTCTTCGACCACATACATGGTGTAGTCGTTCAAATACACATAATCTTTCTGATATTTGCCTTCGGCAGTCTCAATAATGACTTCGAGTTCATTTGATGAATTGTTCTTTAATGCAAATGTTCCAGTCAGCTCCAGAAGAACTGTGTCGGTTCTTGCGTTCAGAACAGTAAGCTTCCTAGTCACGTTGAAGTTGTCTGCCTGCTTAGAGATATTAGAACTTACCTGATCAGCTTCTGTACAGCCAATGGCTGCACCAGAAAGCATCACTGCGGCTGCAAGGGTAACAATTAGTCTTTTTAATTTCATTGTCCATGTCCTCCATTGGTTGATTCGTTAAATCTTTTTACGCCATTTGAAAAAATATCGGGGTCTTTTTCAAAACAAATGTAATGGCGACCAGTATTCACAGCTGCTATTGCTGCTGTCATGCTTCCAGCACAGATATCAAGTACTGTGTCATTTGGGTTGCTATATGTCTTAATCAATTCTTCAATTAGTTTAACCGGCTTTTGTGTGTGGTGATATCCGTTTTCATTTGAAAATCTCCACACAGATCTTGGATATCGTTGTGTACTTTCATAGTCAGTTGGCGTATAATTTCCGTAGCATTTTGATGTTGCTTTCTGAGTTTTTCGAACCCGTTTAACAGGCATACCATTTTTCATTTGTGGATTGTATGTTGGCAAACGCTTATAGAACACGCAAATATCTTCATGCGCTCTAAGTGGCATACGGTTCGCATTGAGAAATCCAGATGCATTTGCTTTTTCATAAATCAAATTATAGTGCCACATTTTGCAATTGCTTTTCATCAAGTCTGCCGTGAACATACCAGATGCAAAGAGGATAATTGCACCATTGTCTTTGATTATGCGGTTAATGCCCCCCCATAAGTCATCAAACGGAATTGGAGTATCCCATTTATTTCTTGTAATCCCATATGGAAGATCTGTGCAGATGATATCAATAGATTTATCCGGAATATCTTTCATGCCAATAAGACAATCAATATTTTTCATATAGTCAACAGTCATCGGTACACAACCTTCTTGCTTACTTCGGCAACGCTGATTCCAGCTGCAGTTCGCCGTACCTCAACGTCTTTACCTTTTTTGAGTGCCGCCGCTATAAGGGCAGCTTGTTCCACAACTTTTGTTTGCAAATCATCTTTAATCAACTAGTCCTGCCTCCTTCCACGCCTTATACAGTTTCTCACCATTCCATGCAATCCAATCCACCATTTCTTCATTCATTGCCCATGCACCAGAAGTAACTAATGAGCTAATTGCAAGCCCCGATTCAATGAGAAACGCATGGACAATTTCGTGCTGTAAAATATGTTTTACAAGTTCTTCTGACGATGTCGCCACTGAATCATGTTCTGGATCTGTATTAGGGTCTACATAGTAAATCTTCTTGCCGTAAGCGTCGCACCATCCGTCCGCGATATCGCATTGCTTATACTGGTCACGACTTGCTTTTACAATTTGGTATTCCTGTCCCATTACATTTACTTTATTTGCAATCATCATGTTATTATCTCCGTTCTACAATTCAATCGAACACATTCCAATACACTGCGGTGTGTCAAAAATCTTTTCTCGCATTCGTCTAGTGCAGACATATCTGCCTTCTTTCCAGTTAATGCGCTCGTCTTTTCCTTCATCACACGTTATGGTTAAATCTCCAATATCAAATGGATTTCCATATGCTTTCCAGTCTTCGACAATGTAGTGGAACATATCTTCGACAGAATCAAAGATTCTCATTTCTGCCATTCCATCACACAATACCCCTCTGTATGGTCTATATTTCACCATGAATCAGTCCTCCTCAAAAGCATAGTCTTTGATCTTATTGTCAACGAATCGAATCTGGCTAGGATTTACCTCGCCCATCGTGCCGTCCTCATACTCTACAAGCCCAAATATCATGCTCATTTGTCCCTCGGGACAACCGCCAATATACAAATCCGCTGCAACAGGCTTTGCAAAATTTTCCCACATATGGAATAACGCTTTCTTTTCTTCGCCATTTTGAGTTACAATACATGGACGAACCCCAAAGTTGATTTCTATATTCTGCATTTGCACCTCCAGTGTACGTGTATACTTGTATCAACGTACATATATAGCTAGCATAATGTACGTGTATATAGCTAGCAAATGTGTGTTGGCAAGTTAGAACAAGTGTTTATAGAACAGCATTTCTCGGATGCTGCCAGACATGTAGTGCGATAAACTCTTTACAATCACTCCATGTTTGCTGCCATAATCAGTTTTTAGATACTCTTCAATCAAAACCTTGTTGCTTTGAAGGTCATCATAGTCATCTTTTAAAGATTCTGGTGACTTGATATAGCTTCTTGCAACTCGTTTAAGGCTCTCGTCTGATAGATTCTTAGCGTCAAAGCCTGTAGATGCTTTGTATTGGTGGTTAAACTCAAAAATAATAGCAGTCAGGCTGTTATATTCCTTGTCAACCCAGTCATTTTCCTGTTGCTCTGTAGTAAAGATGTTTTTAGGATTGTTCGAATACAGTCTGTGAAGCTCATCTTTAAGAACTAGCTCCTTAGATTTGATAAAGTCATCCGGATCAACAGTAGGTTCTTTCTTTTGGGGCTTGCCACCTGAGTTTTGAGCACTTTTAGTGCACGAAACCATGTATTTATCTCTATTGTCAACTTTAGTTGATAATAGAGCATGTTCTTTAACAGTATTTTCTGTATTGTATTCTCTGATAGTATTCTCCGGTATTGGTTTGGACTCTTCGTCCTTATCGTCAGGACATTCTGTCCTTATCGCAGAGACATTTTGTCTTGACATAGGCTCAGAATATTCACTTATAATTTTGTTTAACACTTCAAAATCAATAGTGTACCATTTTGTTTTATCAAAAGATTTATTATTGAAGTTGGCTGACAAAACAATTCCACGACTTTCTAATTTCAAAAAGACTCGCTGAATTGTTTTTTCACTCCAGTATGGGAAATTATTGTTTTTCCACTCGTTATAAGAATTATAAACCCAATATTTCCCCTCAATGAAATGTTTATTCGCTGCCTTATTGATCTCAAGCCAGTAATTAAGCTGATTGAGCACAATCGCTTGGTTTAAATCGCCTAAAATAACAGCTAATTTTGTATTTACGATAAGTAGGTTACTTTTGTCTACAAATAACTCTTTAAAATTCATTCTAATACCTCCGCTTGATATTGACGCACACCTATGATGTGCTTTCCGCATAATCAAACCAGCAAACAGGCACTGCGGATGTGCTTTTCGGGAGCTACCCTAGTTTGCTGATAAGCGCCGCGAGAAGGATTCGAACCCTCAGTCTTTTTACAGATCACTAGTTTTCAAAACTAGCCCAGTACCATTGTGGCATCGCGGCAAAAGTGGGTAGAGTAGGACTCGAACCTACATATCCGAAGATGACAGATTTACAGTCTGCTGCAATACCAATTCTGCGCATCTACCCAAATACCGCCTATACGGTTGCGGCTGACTTGTCCGCAGGTTGATTCTCACGGGGAGTCACAGTTGCTACTTTGTGGGAAAAGAGAAAGGAGATTTTAAAAGAAAAAAACCACATCGTGTGCAAACTGCATATGGACCCTCTGGGACTCGAACCCAGACCCGGCTGCTTATGAGGCAGCTGCCCTAACCTATTGAGCTAAAGGTCCTTGTGTGCCATATGGGACTCGAACCCACGACGCCTTGATTAAAAGTCAAGTGCTCTTCCAGCTGAGCTAATGGCACAACAGGGCTAGTTGGAATCGAACCAACAGTGCAGGAGTCAAAATCCTGTGCCTTACCATTTGGCGATAACCCCAGCGTGATCTTATCCTCACATGCCACTGGCTGCCAAGACAAGATTCATGATAAAAAACGTAGAAAGTACTACAGCACTGACAAGTCTTTCTCTGGATCTTTTCTCATTCAGCCATCCTATAATGCTAGTCAGCATAAAGATGTTAAAAAGAGATGCCAGAATGCGGAGAATAAGAACAAACATTAAATATCCCCTTCCTTTCTGTGGAGTGAATTTTCAGCTTTGAAGCCGTCAGGATAGCGTTCCCAAAGTTTCTTGTTGTTTTTAATCGCAATATCCTCAAGAGAGGTATCAAGTGCCTCAGCAGTAAGTGCCAGATAATACAGCACATCGCCACATTCCTTGATAAGATGCTCTCTATCAAATGGATGCCCCTGAAAAATCTGCTTTTTAAGAAGATCAACAAGCTCACCTGCTTCACCTGCAGTACCGAGAATACCATTCATAAGCATGTTTTCCTTTGTTGCTTTTGTTACGTCTGATGCGGTTCTCATTACACCGCGCTGATATTCATTAAATGTCATTTTGTTTCCTTCCCAGTGATAAGATCACTATACGGCAATGTTTCAATCCAGTCGCAAAAATCTCGCCATTCGTCCAGTTTATGGTTACGGCGTGCTTTATAGATGTTTGCAAGGACTTCGTAGTTAAGCGTTACATTTCTGGTCTGGTTATAAGAATCAGGCAGCAGCTGAATTAGTTGCCACCAATACTTCTTTTCCTTGGTAGCAAGATATTTTTGCCTGTAAAAATTAAGTATACGGATTGTCTGATTCAGCAGGCCAATTGGTGAATGCTCTGCTCCGTGAAATATTGGAAAATCAGATTCAGCACTTTCAAAGCCAATAAGATGCTCTGCTGAGAAATCATCTAATGTAAATTCTTTGGCATCAATTCGATGCATGGTGCTACAGCTATTCTTTGAAGTGCCTACAGAATACGTGTCTGCTTCTTTCCACCAATAAAGTGGTGCTGTAATTCTGATGCATACCGGAAGCATACGCATAAATTTACGATGATCGGGACCATATGAAGATAGACGTCGCATAAGTGCCATATCTTCTTTACCAACTATAAATTGTGGAGACCATGTACATTTATCTGGTTGGATACTATCGCAGGTATCACAATCACGTTCTTCACCGAGGTGAAGAAAGCCCCAATGACTATCACTTTTAAACCACGAATTGAAGGAATTTCGAAGACCTTCAATAGCAAATTCTATTTGTTCTGGGCTTGGTAATACAGCATGTTCTAATTTAATCATAAAAACTCCTCTGCGTTGAATGCTTCTTTTTCACATTCGATAAAATATTCCAAAATTTTATCAAAAAATACATATTCGAAATATTCCGGAAGTTGACGAGCGTCAAGGTTTTCCAGTAAACAAAGCTCAAAAGCATAGTTAAAGCGGTGCAGAGTACCATCATATAATTTTTTATTAAAAGTAACAGTTATGTGGTTAAAACACGGTGGCAAAGCTTTAGCATCAATTCCAAAAGACTTGCTAAGCTTGATTAGCACAGAAATGCATTTATCTATATCACTCATAGACACTCCCTTCTTATCGAGTTGCTGACAAAATAATTTTGTTATTGCATTGTGGACAGACGATGTAATACTCTTTCGCTTGAATAGGTTTTGGCAGTGAATAGTCTGGCTTAGCAACTAATGATCCACAAGACGGTAATGTGCTTTTTTGGACATCAGTTGCCTCATCATAACTTAAAAGCGCACCGCAATGCGAACAACCAATTTGTTGTAATGTACCAGGTCTCAGAATTTTTATCATTCCACATAACCTCCTAAATTTCGGTTAATCACCTCGTCAACCTCGACAGACTTGACGATAAAGTGTTCATTGATTTCTTTTTCAATTTCAGAATCACTCATTCCATCGTAGTATCTAGCATGGTCGCGATATTCATTTATGGTTTTTTTATATTTAACTTTTGTTTGCTCAATAGCGGCTTTTACTTTATCTTTGGACTGAAAGACGCCAATCAATTCGAGTGAAGAACCGTAGGAATCAAAATAGGAGTCAAAGGTTAAAACGAAAACTCTCATAAGACATCCTCCTAGCTTCGCTTTGAGGCAAAATCTTTAAGTGTTCCAAGAAGTGCCTCTTTTGACCCAAATTCTGGAAGCTCCAAGATTAAAGCAGCTCTGCAAAAGCTGATTGTAGCATCAAGCCCCAAAACAAGCTCTAATTGCTCTAGTTGTTCTTTACCCATAGTATTTGCCATCGAATGAGCTGAAATTGATTGTGGGGCATTCTGTGGCTTTACAGCGGTATTTTGAGAACTTGACTTAGCAGCCATTACATCATTCTGCTGCTTAGCCTTAACCATAAAGTCCAAAATGTACTGACAAAGCTCTTGACGTTCTTTACATGCTTTTATTTTATTTGCATCTGGATTAGGCACAGCTGAGAAATCGTTGATCTGCTTTTGATATCCAGAAATAACACCTTGTAACCATGTTGTTGCATTCTCAAATTTTGTATTTGCCATTACTCCTCCTATTCATCCAAAAGGGATATTGTTTTAACAAACTCGCGAGGAAAGAGAGTTTGTGAGAAGTTAGAAGCGCAAGATACGTAAAACAATTCTTTGCTGGTTATATAGCCATAGTATCCACCTCGCGAACTGCAATAAGCTTCTATTGTTTCACTTGTGCCGTCAATAAATTTAACTAAAACTAATTTTGTTTCCATTGCTTATTCCTCCGGCATGTAGTAGATATCTGTTGAGAAGCTAGAAGCAGAAATATTTAATTCCTCAAATACCTCAGCTGCTCTGGCTGGATTTTTATACTCTGCAAGTACCATGTCTTGGTTTGCAGTCCTTGCAAAGATAGTTTCATCACGTCTCAGCAAAGCAACGTTACAAAACTCAACAGATTTGGTTTTACACTGTGAAATGATTCTCATTAGATAACCTCCTGTTCTTGTGTTTTATCTGGCATGTAACCATTTGGGTAACGTTTATTCGTTCACGATTGATTCCGTGTCCTTCACGGCACAACTGGCAAATCAGTATGTCACCGCAATGCTGACATTCATCGGTTATTTCTTTTGTTGATATTTTCATTTTATAGTTTGAGTATATTATGCCTTGGCGCTATGGCAAAGAAACTGTCAAGGCTCACAGCTTTTATCTTTGCCATATGTGTAGTTATGAGTTAAAAGGGGCTTTTTATTTTGGAAAAATATTTTGGGGACTAAGTGGCCCCATGCCGGGGGCACGCTCTCAGACCCCTATACCCCTTTTGCGTGATCATCTGGCAGCTGTGCAGCTGGTCGCGGCTCCTGATCCTATGGCGGCAAAACCTAAATTGTGCGTATTTGTATATACAAAAGCAACAGTGTTTTGCCGCCTTGGTCTGAGTATACGCACCATTGACCGTTAAAAGTACGTATAACAAACATTATACGTACTCTATGTTACTTTGAAGATTAACACAGATCAAGAAACCTTGACCAATCTTAATTTGAATCGTCAGACAATTTAAAATCCGATAGTTTCGGGGCTTCTGGCTCTGCATCAATAACTTTTTCCCACTCTTCAGCTGTTATCTGCTTGGCTTCTGGTGCTGCCTCAGCTGATAAGCGGAACTCTGACGCGTTTACATAGTCAGAATTGTTGGTAAGATCAAAGATTGCAAGCACTGGTGGCATTTTGCCGGTAAATGCAAGCTGCTTCTTGCAAGCTGTTATAACGCCTTTTACCGCGTCTATAGTAGACTTCCAATCACTGCTACGCTTTTCATAGCCTGTGATCATGTGCCGTGTAACTCCCAAAAATGCCGCCCAGGACTCTATATCAGGCACTAGGCGCAGCTTTCCACCTTCCGTTGGGATTTTGTTTGCGTTCCGGACAAATGTCAGATACTCTTCTGAGTCGTGCTTGAAACTTTTTAGCCCTTCGGGAGAGTTGCTATACATGGGCTGTGAACCTTTTTCACGTGCTCTAGCTAGCCCCTGCAGAGATACGTCAAGGATAGCGTCCAGTTCGTCACCGTCCATATTTTCTGCAATATCCCTATAGCTTGGCATTCGTTTCCCTCCTCTTGGCATTCTGTAGCCCTCCTTTCCTTGTATTTCTTTTTGTCGTGCGTATATGTGGCTATATCTTAGCCTTTCCCCCTCAAATCCCTTCTAGCTGCCTTCTGTGCCCTTGTAGCGCCCTTCTGTGCGTGCTCATCGTGTCCAGCTCTCACCTGTGTCCGTTCCGGCTGTCTGTCTTGACTGTGTGCCGTCCTTTTCTGTGTATCTCTCATCTGCTGGCTGCACTGTGTCCGTCTCTGACTTGATCAGCTGTCAACCGTCAGCTCCTGCACTCTGTATCTGTATATACTTAGACACACTATACACATACCTACTTACCAGATATACATATACTGTACATACAGATATACACATACACTATACAGTACATAGAGATATACTTACATACTGTATCTATACATACTCACCTTATATATACTGTACATATATACCTTATACAGATATACTTAATATCTGTCTCTTATACACATCTGACGCTGCCGACGAGCGATCTAG